TTACTTCTTGAGCCATCGCGACGCCACCGAGCTAACGATGCCGTGTGTGATCTGCCCTCCGAAGATTGCGTAGACGACCTGCCGGCCGAATTCCTCCTGCTCGATCGGAACTCGCTTCACGTACCACTCGCAGGGGAAGGTGTGCGGGCCGCATCCCGGCGAGTTGAGGAACATGTCGAAGATCGACACGAAGAAGACCGAGGCGTGATAGAGCCCGACCGGGAACACGAAGACGATCCAGGCCGCCCACCAGACCGGGTGGTTCATGCCGGCGAGGATGATGTCCTTCGCGACGCCCTGCGACTGGATGAACCCCCGGATCAGCTCGATCGAGACCTCCTTGCCGGAGACGGTGCCGACCCGGAACTTCTCCAGGTCGACATCCTGCCTCTTGGCGAGATACCCGAGCAGGCCGTTGAGCAGGCCCGGGATCGCGGTGAGGAAGCCCCACATGGTCAGCCCCCCTCGGAGGCCTTCACCTCCACCGGCTCACCCACCGGGCCGGTCGTCGCCTTGCGGAGCATCGCGTGGACGTGGCCGAGCACGGCGACCGCGACACTGCCGAGGACGAACATCGCCATCGGCTGAAGGTCCGGCGGGACGCCGGCGGCGCTGAGCAGGCGCGTGCTGAGCGGCGTCCAGTCGAGAGCGCCGAAGGTCGGGGCGAGCTGCTGGAGGATGGCCGCCACCACCTCGTGGACCGTGAGCGCCCACCCGATGACGACCTGGAGCTTGGCTAACGCGAGCGTCCGGAAGCCGGTGAAGGTGACGTTGAGCTTCGCCCAGAAGCCGTCCGCCTCCGCATAGAACGGCGCGAGGTCGGGGATGCGCTTCAGGACCGGGCGCAGGATCATGACGTAGGCGGCGACGAGCACCGCCAAGATGAACAGGGTGAAGAGAACCCACGACAGCATCGCTGCCTCCATACCGTGCAGAAACAAAAACGGGGCCGCCGGCGAGGCGACCCCGTTGCAGGGAGCCAAGTGATCAGTTCCCCTCGATGCCGCCCTTGGCCGGATCGGACGGGACCGGCTGGCCGCACGCGGCGAGGGTGGCGGCTCCGCAGAGCAGAGCGAGGAGAAGGGCGAGAGTGCGCATTCGCGTTCCTTTCATGATGACGGTCACGCCCAATCGGCGCGGACCGAGATGATCTTCCTGATCAGGAGGGCGGCGCCCACGATGACCAGCGCGGCGCCGAGCGCCATGAACGCCGTGCTGTAGGGGAAGCCTCCGGCCGCCGGCGGCGCGGCGGGCTTGTAGGGCTGGACGGTGGTGCTCTTGCTGCCGGCCGCCGCGGAGGTGGTGCCGACGCCGCCCGCGACCGCGCCAGCCTCCTTCGTGGTGCGGCGAGCGATCTCGGTGGCCGGCGGCGCCGGTCGATCCGTGGCGCGGCCGGACGGCTCGGCGAGGTAGTTGATGGTCGCCCGCTTCGTGCCGGCGATCCGGAGCGCCTCGTCGATCTGGCCGCGGTAGAGCGCGCACTCGGCGTCGCGGCGACGGACGAGCCCGCGCAGCACCTGCCCGCCGCCCTTGTTCCACCGGGCGAGCCGGATGCACGTCTCCTCGACGTCGCCCTTCCGCGCGTAGGTCCAGACGGCCGACGTCTCCGGGCCGCCGGTGTTGTAGCTCCACGAGTGCAGGGCATCGAACTGCGCCTGCGTCACCTTCGTGCCGCGGAGCATCTTCTCGACGTGCCGCGCGAACACGGTGGCGTCGGAGGTGAAGGCCTGGTCGCACTGCGCCTGCGACCACACGTCCCCCATGCGCACGGTGTGGCCGTGCTCCGAGGTCGTGCCCCAGCCGATCGTCACGACGCCGGCGGGGCACCGGTAGGCCGTGAAGAAGCCGGGCCGGCCCTTGACGGGCGACAGGCAGCTCTCGAAGGCCTTGACGATCGGCTCGCCGACGTCACGCGACAGGTCCATTGCGTCCTCCATGCGGCTGCGGCCGCGGCAGCGGCGTCCACACGACGCGCCACGCGATCCGCTCGCCTTCCTCGTTGTTCAGGGGGAACCGATCGGCCTCGATGCCCTGCCGTCGAAGCTGGTCCTCCAGCGCGATGGCGTGGGCCTCTTCGATGAGGCCGAACGTCTTGATCATCGGCGGCACACGCACCTCCGGGGTTCTCTGCTCGCGATGGTCGATGGTGGTGGTCAGCCGCCGGCCGAGCCGCGGCTGTCCTTGCCGGCGTCGCCGGACGGCTGCTTCAACGACAGCGAGGTCGTGAAGCCGTTGCTGCGCGACAGCTCGTGGTCGACGGTGTCGATGCGGTAGGAGCCGTCCACGCCCGGGCGGGCGCCGATGACGATGCAGGTGCCCTCCGGCGTGGCCGCGACGTTGCCGTCGATCAGGACAGAGCCCTCGCCCTTCTCGCGCTCACTGTCCGATTTGTCGTTGGTCGCCGCCGCCTTGGCCTCGTCCTTGTCCTTGCGGACGAAGCGAGTGATGGCGCTCGCGACCGCGGACGGGTCGTCGATCTCGACCTTCTCGCGCTTCCACTTCGCCTCTTTGCGGTCGAACCACCGGGCCTCGACCGCCTTGAAGCGCGGCCGCCCGGTGACGGGGGCGATGTCCCAATTGATCAGGTTGTCGCCCCACCGCGCGGTGACGATGGAGAGCGCGGCCCCGCTCATGGAGAGCCCAGCGTTCCGCGCCGCGAACACGGCCGTCTTCCCGAACACCTTGAAGGCGCCGCCCACCTCCCGCGAGAGCCGCGTCCCGAAGTGGTAGAAGCTCTCGGCGTTCATGCCCCACCACTCGCGCTTGATCGCCCCGAGCTTCGGGTCGACCTTCACGGTGATGCCGGCGGCCTTGGCCGCGTCCTCCAGGACCTCCTTCAGCGACTTGTCGTCCCAATGGCGGTCCTGGTGCTCTTTGCCCTTTCCCTTCGTCTCGGCGCTACGCGCCGTGATCGTGATTGTCCGGCCGGCGCCGCGCGCCCCTCTCGACTTCACGTCGTCCACGGTGCCCATGAAGACGAGCGCGGTCCCTGAGTGTTGCCACCCAAGCTCCACGCTCATACTGGCGCCATCGCGAGGGAACCTGATCCGGCCGTTCGTGTCGTCGATCTCGATGGTCGCGGTGTCCGACGACTTCTCCGCGTGGAGCGAGACCTTCAGGCTGATCAGGATGGGGGCGAGCGCGCGGCTGATGTCCGTGCCGTCGACCACGACACGGTAGATCGCCGTTTCGCTCATTCATCAGTCCCAGAGAGCAATGACCTCGCGCGCGGGCACGATCTCGCGCGGGTTGACGATGGGCAGCTCGAACTTCGTGCCGAGCGGAAGGATTGGCCCGAGCCCCGCGAGGCCCGGGTTGATGTCGAGCGTCAGCTCCACGATCCCGGGCAGCGGCCACCTGTACCGTTGCCAGATGACCCCATCGACGGACTGCCCCTCGCTCTTGACCACGATGGTCTCGGTCGCGATTGCCATGCCGTCACCCGATCAGACTGAGGAGCGCGCTCATGTAGCCGCCGGCGCTCGGGGCGTCGGCGCGCTTCAGCGAAAGGTCCACCTCAACGATCTTCCCGATGCCGTTCGGCCCGAGGTAGGTGCTGCGCTCGGAGGCCTTCTCCACGACGAACCAGCCGAGGTTCGCGCCGTCGCCGCGGGCCAACACCCACGGCACGCCGGATATCCGCATGGTGTCGAACGAGGACAGGGAGGAGAGGCCGCCGAACTTCTCCGGGAAGAGCTTCACGGAGAGGCGCATGTTCTCCGGACCGTCGCCGGTGAACTCCAGCGGCGGCCGGCGACCGACCACCGGCTTCTCCACGAAGGAGGCCGACGTCTCGCGAGAGACCTCGGTCACGTTGACCGGGAGCACCTCGAAGGCGACCGGTCCGAGTGCGTAGAGCATCAGGCCCTCGACGAGTAGAAGTCGGTGTAGGTGCCGTCCGTCACCCGCGTGCCGGCGGGCGCCGGCGCGATCTTCGGTGAGACGGTCGGCGAGATGGTCGGCGAGGCCGTGAACGACATCTTCTGGATGAGCCCGTTGATCCGGGTGTTCACCAGCGCCTCCAGCTCGTCGAGCTGGCGCATAAGGCTCTGCTTGTAGGCCTCGCCCGTCTTGGCTCCCGCGGACCCGGCGTCGCCGCTCCGGTCGGGGACCGGCTTGTCGGGCCACGGGTCGGGCGTCGAGTAGGGTGCCGGCCCTTGGCCCCAGCCGATGCTCTGCCGCTGCCGCTCTTCCTCGAAGGCCTCCCGAAGCGTCTCGCGCACCGTCTTGCCGCCGCGCTGCCGACGCAGGCGATCGCCGAGGGTCCCCGTCTCCTTGTGGTAGGTGTCGTAGACCTCGTTGGCGCCACCAGCGGCGCCGAGCACGGCACCCAGCGGCCCGAGAAACCGGGACGCCACCGCGCCGAACCGGGAGGCGCTCGCCGCCGCGGCGCCCGCGGTCTCGGCGGCCGGAGCCCCGGCCCCGCCAGCACCTGGTGCCCCGCCTCGAATGAAGCGCCAAGCCTGCTGAAGGGTCTTCGCGCCCAACCACGTCGCGCCGCCGGCGGCCGCCGCCACGCCGACACCGGTGGCGGTGCCGGCGACAACCGGGTTGTCGGCCGCCGCCTTGGAGATGGCGGCGATGGCGGCCGCGAGCCCGTTGAGCGCGGCCGTGGCCGCGGGGACCAGCGGGTCAGCCGCCGTCGCCACGAGGTTGGTGAGCTGCGAGAGCAGCCCCTGCCAAGCGACGTAGGGGTCCTTGCCCGGCAGGGCCGAGGCCGCCTGCTCCATGCCCGGTGCGTTTCCGTACAGGGCCTTGTTGCGCTCGACCTGCGAGGCCTGGGTGATGAATTTCGTGAAGAGGTTCGCGACGGTCTGGTCCGAGAAGTTGCGCGTCATGAACTTCATCACGTCCTGCTCATCCTCCGGGTTCATCTTCGCCCGGCGCATGGCATCAGGGACGTACTTGCGAGCCCACTCGTAGGGGTTCGACCCGAGCAGCTTCTCGTCGACCACGCGGCCCTTCTTGTCGCGCAGCCCGACGCTCTTCTGGAACGACTTGCTCTCCTTCGTGGCACGGCCGCCGATCATCGCCGCGACCTCAGTGCCGAGCGCGGTGCCGAGCTGTGGGCCGCCCATGTCCTGGAGGAACGTCGGCACGACCGCGCCGAGGAACTCGTTCGACAGGCTCGCGCCGGCCGCCTTCGACCGCCGAGCGAACGAGGCGAAGGCGCCCATGTCGAGGTCGCTGTCGACGCCGAGCGCCTTGACGTAGGCGTTCGTGAGACCGGCGATCGACTTCGGGTCGTCGTTCTTGCCGAGGACGTCCAGGCCCTTCATGAAGGACTGCATCTCGTCCATCGACCGCTCGCGGCCCTTGATGGACTGCAGCACCACCAGCGCCCGGAGGTGGTCCTCCAGGAGCGGCTTCGCGGCTTCGAGGCTGCCGGCGAACGAGCGCATGTTCCGGATGCGCTCTTGGATTTGCGCCTGATCCAGGGACGGAAATTGCGCCGAATACTTGCCGGCGAGCACCTTGCTCTCGGCGATCTCGGCCGGCGTCATGCCGGCGAGGTAGTTGCGGGCGCCCTCCCGGCCGTAGTCGGCCGCGGCCCTGACGCTCGCCCGCCCCACACGGTTCGCCGCATAGGCGGAGCCGCCGACGCCGAGCGCGCCGGCCGCCCACTGCGCGCCGGAGGTGAGCCGGGAGGTGGACCGCCCGGTCCGCTCCGCCTCGCGCTGGACCTTCTTGAGCCCGGCGAGCGTCTTCTTCTCCCACGCATCGAGCGCGGGGAGGAAGTCGTTCGGCCGGACCTTGCCCGCCGACTGCAGGCTGGCGAGCAGGTCCTTCCACGACCGCTTGACCTCGTCGAGCTTCTTCGCGCTGAGAGCGAGCTTGTCGATCTCGGCGCTGAAGCCCTTCGACCAGTCGGCCTGGAAGCCCTTCTGCATCCCCTTCGCCGCTTCGGCCGCCTTCTTGACCGACGCGGTGAGGTTGTCGACGCCCTTGGCGTTGGCGCTGCTCGCCAACGTCTCGGCCGCCTTGCCGACGCCCTGGAGCGCGGACGCCGCCTGCTTCGCCGGGCCGCTGACCTTGTCGATCAGCGAGATGATCAGTTGGGCAGTGGTGGAGCTGCTCATAGGAACGGCGACCTTCGTTCGAGCAGCGCGAGCGCCCGCTCATACCAGCGGACGACCTCGCACCACTCCATCTCCAGGACGGCGGGGATCGGCGTGTTCAGGACGTGGGCGACGACGGCGACATACCCCCGATAGAAGCGGGGTGCGGCTCTTCCGCCTGCCGCAAGGCGCGGGGCAAAAAATCCTGGACCGCCTCGCTCACGGTCGCCTGATCATCCGGGTCCAGGAAGTCCATCACCTCGATCGGGGCGTCGAACATCGGGAGCTTCGGCGTCTCGCCGTCCTTGCTCGCCTGATCGACGAAGTCCTGCAGCTCCTTCGCCGTCATGCGGCGGACCGTGATCTGCTCCCACAGCTTGCCGCGGTACTCGATCGGGTACTCCAGGGTGATGACGCGCGCGCGCGGCTTGCCGCCGACGAAACGCGGGGCGTCATCGGTGCCCGCCGCCGGGGCGGGCTCCGTGTTGGTCGTCATCCGTGCCTCCGTTGATCAGACCGTGCCGGGGATGCGCAGGATCGCGTTCTCGGTGCGGTACGGCTCCTCGCCGTTCACCCGGTGCGTCTGCGTCTTGAAGTCCCAATAGAGGACCTCCTTCCGGTCGAACCAGATTTCGTAGTGGTAGACCTCATTGATCGCGTAGTCGGCGCCGGCGAGGTCGCCGCGCTTGAACTCGTCCTCAGTGATCTTGCCGAGGCGGCCCTCCATGATCGCCTTGTGCTCGATCGCGAGGCCCGAGAGCTTGTCGCGGATCACGCGGTAGGCGGTGAACACGCGGCGCGCCCGGGAGCCGAGGCCGAACTGAGCGAGCAGGTCCGGGTCGAAGCCGACGAGCTTGAAGGTCGGCTCCAGCTTCTTGATGCCGACCTCCACCTCGATCGCGACGCGCGAGCCGCCGGGGTGGTGGTCCTGGAATAGCTCCTCCAGGCTCGGCAGCCGGAGGTTAGAGATGGTGAGGTGCTTCGACTTCGTCGGGTCGTCGTCACCGCAATAGAGGTTCGCGGCCTCCATGACGTAGAGGTTGCTCACGATGCAGCCCTTTCGAGTGAGAGATGGAAGAGGTGGCGCCCCGCGCCCGCGCCCTGCCGGCGAGCAGGGGCGTCCGCGCCGGCGGCACGGTCACCGGCCGCGAGCGCGGGGCATAGGCGGTCAGGACACGGCCTGACCGAGCTGGAGCTGGGTGAGCAGCTCGTCGAGCATGGCGTCGAGCGCCGCCCGGTAGCGGGCGCTCTCGATGACCAGCTTGCGCAGGGGCGCCGGCTCCTCGGCCGCGAAGCGGACCGTGAACTTGCCGGTGCGGAGCTGCTCGGGCGAGTTCTTGTCCTTCGTGAACGTCACCTGATAGCCGAGGATGTGGCCCTCCGCCTTTAGGTCCCGGAGCGCGAACTCCATCGTGTTCATGACGGCCTGGATCGTCTGGCCCGTCAGGTTGAACCGCCCGAGGTAGTAGCGGAGCGTCTTCAGCAGCAGCAGGTGGATGAAGTCGCGGCCGCGCACCTGATTGTAGAACTGCCAGAGGCTGTCCTCCGACAGGGTGTCGGTGCCGACGAAGACGAAGCCGCCCGAGGCGATGGCCGTCTCCATCCCGACCTGACCCCGGAGGATCACGCCGGCGTTCGCCGCGAGCAGCTCCTGACCCTCGGTCGCCCCGTCCGTGAGCGAGAAGTCGATGAAGCGGTTCGGGGCGACGATGCCCTGCACCGGCTGGTTCGCCCACGAGTGGAACGGCTTGCCGTTCTTCTCGTAGTCCCGCCGGACGCCGATGCCGATGATCCGGCCCTCGGCCGGCCGCTCGATCGTGCCGCTCGGCTGCGTCGCGATCTTCACGGTGGAGGCCAGCGGGATCAGCCGGTCGGACTGGAGCGTCTCGCGCCAGTCGATGAAGGCCTGCTTCGAGGTGGCCGGGCCGCCGATGACGGCGACGCCGAGCAGCTTGTTCAGCACGCCGGTGGCCTCGGCGCAGACCGGGTTGGCCTCGTCCGGGGCGCTCTGGTGCGCGGTGTAGCCGGGGAACATGATCAGCCGCGGGATCACGGCGAGCTTCTGCCCGGCCTTCAGCAGGGCGTGCATGCCGGTGCCGGCGGTGCTGTCGCCGACGATGTCCGCCGTCTCCTCGTTGAGCTTCGTCACCGGGTCGGTGGACGTCGAGTGCTCGGTCCGGACGAACACCACCCGCGCGGCGCGCTGGAATTCGGCGAGCTGGTCGTTGATGCCGTCGAGCGCGTCGCGGACTACGCCGTTGCCGATCGCGTTGATCGTCGTCACGTCGTCGCTGTTGAACTCGATCGGATCGTAGAAGCCGATCCCGTCCGCCGCCATCGGCGCCGGCGCGGCGATGCCAACGACCGAGAGGTCGCTGTCGACGGCCGGCCGCGGCTCCGTGTCGTCGCGATTGAAGACAATACCGAAGGTCGGTTCGGTCATAGCGTCCTCCAAAGAAAAAGGGCCGCCCCGCCGGACGGCCCTTCGGTCTGGTCTGTGCTGGTGGTCGGGCGCTCGGTGCCGAGCCCGCCTTCGTGTCATCGGTCGGCGCCCCTCCGTCTCGGCACAGACGGAGCGGCGCGCATCACTTCGGGCCGCGCGACCTCACGGTGCGCGGTCCGGTCCTTTGGTTCTGCAGAGCGTCAGTCGAGGTAGGACCTGATCCGGTCCCGCTCCGCGGAGATGAACTCCCGCGTCGCCGGGACCGTCCGGTGGTCCGGGTAGATCGCCTGCTTCGCGAGCGTCTCGACCACCGCCGGGTCGGCGATGATCTCGCCGAGCAGGGCGTTGAGCTTGGCGAACGCGCCCGGGTCCACACGGCTGGACGTGAAGACCCCGATCCAGTTCTGGCTCGTCGCTGGGATGCCCAGCTCGGCGAAGGTCGGGACGTCCGGGATCAGCGGGCACCGCTGCGTGTCCGCCACCGCGATGCCGACGAGGTCGCCGTTGAGGATCGCCGGCACGGAGCCGCCGCCGAGCCCGAGCATCGCCGCATCGATGTGGCCGCCGATCACCGCCCCAATTACTTGCGGGGCGCCGTTGAACGGCACGAATGTCGCCGGCACGCCCTTCAGGACGTGGCCGCCGAACAGGGTGGCCGCTGACCGCGCCGTGGCGCCGCCGTAGGTCACGGGCCGCCCGAGGCTCTTCAGGGCGTCCAGCCCCTTGATCCCCGAGGCCCCGCCGACCACCAGCACGTCCGGAGACCTGGTCACCGTGGCGATCGGCTGGAGCCGCCGGAGTTCCTCGGCGGAGATCGTCCCGCTCAGCTCGTTCACGATGAACGCCGAGGTGTTGAGGAGGAGCGTCGTGCCGTCCGGCGGCGCGTCGGCGACCTGCCGCCCGGCGATGATGCCGCCGGCGCCCGGGCGGTTCTCGACGAGCACCGCGGTGCCGTGGCGCTCGCCGATCTTCTGCGCCAGCACCCGTGCGACCGTGTCGATCATGCTGCCCGGCGAGTGGGCGACCACAAGGGTCAGCCGATCGGCGGCGCCCGCCGGCAGGGCCATCACGAGCACCAGCGCGGCGGCCAGAATGGACCGCATCACCTGATCTCTCCGTCGTCCATGAGGTAGCGATAGAACATCGGGTTGGCGGCCGGGACGTGGCCCGGCTGGATCGGCATGGAGCCGACCTTCCCCTTCGCGAAATACGCCTCGTCGCCCGTGAACTCGAAGATGAACCGCTTCAGCGGGTGCTTGTAGCAGGGGCGCCCACGCTCATCCTTCATCTTGGGCTCGGCGTTGGTGAGAGCCCACCGTTGGAAGTCCGGGGTGTCGCAGAACCGGATGTAGCCGTCCGGCTTCCGCGGCAGGTTCATGACGAAGCGGTGTTTGTGCTTCACCCAATGGCAGGTGAACATCTGATACCACGCCAGATCGGGGAAGCCGGCCAGCGGCCGCGGGCAGCCGTCGATCAGGGGCGCGATGAAGTCCAGGACCCGCCCGGGGACCCGGAGCCGATAGTCCGCCTGCTCGTCGGTCTCCCGCGCGATGTCGATCTTCGCGTTGTGCGGGCCGAAGAGGCAGTTGAACAGCTCGCCCGTCACCCACACGTCGCCCGGCCCGGGCGTCGGGCGCGGGTCGACACGTCGGCGGCCGCGCGGGTCCGGGTACTCCCTCAAGCCGATGGTCGGGGCTTGGCTCTCGGTCGGCCGGATCAGCCGGAAAGGCAGCCGGCCGCCATAGATCACCTTGCTGAAGAACCACTGGTACTCGGCGATCCCGTCCGTCGTCAGATAAATTTCGACCTGATCAGGCCGGGCGCCGGCCCGGAGCAGCGACACGATCATCGCCGTGCTATCCACGCCGCCGCTCCAGAACACCTTCAGCGGGCGGCCCATCGCCACCAGCTCGGTTGCGCGCTCCATCATGATCTCCGCCAACGTCTTCGACGTCGCGTCGCGCGGCATCGGGCTGTCGTTGGTCATCCGGAGGAAGAACGGCAGCGCCCCCGAGCGGTCGCCCATGTGCGTCCACCCGAACACCTCGTAGAAGGCCCGCAGCTCGTCGAGCAGGTGGGCGTCCACGATCGTGAACTCGTCCCGGACCTCGCCGGCGATGTATTGGGGGAGCAGCTCGGGATTGTAGAAGACCGGCCGCGGGTCGCCCGCGACCGGAACCATCCGCGCCTCGCCGATCATTCGCCGGCCTCCGGGAGCGTCGGGCGGACGATGTCCCCCTTGATCTCCCTCAGCACCATACCGGTCATCCGCATCAGCGTGCCGGCCAGGATGCCCATGTTGTAATGATACTCGTTCTGACAGGTGTAGAACCAGTTGGCCTCGCTCGTGTACATGCACGAGCCGCGGCAGAGCTGGAGCACCGGGCAGGACGAACACTCGTCGCGGAAAGACCAGTGCCAGGCGGTGTTCAGGCGGACGTCTTCCATCCGCGAGACGTGGCCGATCCGATGCTTCCCCTTGGCCCCCGTGTTCTGACAGGTCATCACGTTCCCGCGCAGGTCCACGGCGAGCTGATCAGGGAGGTCCATCCCGCACTTCTGGCCGAGCGACGCGGCCGGGCGCCGCTCAGCGATCGACCTGATCCACATCATCGAGCCGCCGTTCAGGGTCCCGAAGCGTTCGCCGAGCCCGTAGGCCATCGCCATCGCGATGTTGTTCACCAGCTCCCGGTACTCCTGGTCGGTGAACGGCCGCGCGTGGCCTTCGCCCTGCTCGTTCTCGATCGTGAGCGCGACCCCCTCCAGGCCAATCGGCGTCCCCGGGCCGAAGCGGCTGTCGAAGAAGTCGGCGATCGCGAAGAGGTCGCGGTTCTCGGAGTGCAGGACCGTGTTGAAGGAGAAGCGGCCCGGCCGCAGCTCCATCAGCCGGCGGATCATCTCGAACTTCTCGGGATCGTCCAGCGGGTCCGGGCCACGCACATGCTGCCCCGGCCCGTCGTGCGAGATCGCCACCTGCACGTCGTACCGGACGACGTGGTCGATGAAGTCCTGGTGGATCAGCGACCCGTTCGTGACGATCAGGAAGTCCACGCCCGGGAACTTCTCGGCCAGCCGGGGGAGCAGGTACTTGATCTTCCGCCAGTAGACGAGAGGCTCGCCGCCCCAGAACTCGATCCGCTTCGGCGCGCCTTCGAGCCAGAGATCGAGGTTCCGGAAGAACCGCTCGGCGTCCTCGATGTTCGTGTCCTCGGCGTCGCCGATGTTGGCCGCCTGCAGGCAGTAGGAGCAGGCGTAGTTGCATTTGAGCCCGAGCTGGATGCGGAGCCGCTTCGGGTTCCGCACCTTCCGACCGGGCGTCTCAGGGGAGACGCGCTCGACCGGCTTGTGCTCCAACTGTTGGAAGCTCTCGGGCGTCAGAACCTCCTCCCCCTTCTCGTTGGTCAGGCGGGAGGTGTGGTTGTCGTAGAACAGCGACTGGCGCTGCCCGTCCCGGTCCTCCAGGACGAACTCGTAGACCGGCATGAGGGGTTCTCTATTGGCAGTTGCAGTCGCAGTTGCACTGCGAGGTGAAGAGGCCACCGAGGAAGGTGACGACCGATCCGCTCTGCGTTCGTTGGAACGCCATGAAGTTCCCGCACATGCGGCTGTAGTCGACCGTCACGTCGGTGAGGTAGGGGGCGACGTTCTTGATCTTCGACCAGTCGATGGACGCGCCAGCGATCACGGTCGTTCCGCCCTGCTTTAGAGCCATGCGTCACCTCACCCGCAGTTGCAGTCGGAGGAGCACTGGCAATTGCAGTCGCACGCGCAGTCGCATGCCCCGCCCATCTGGGTGAAGGTGAGCCACGCGATCTTGTTGGCGTCGACCGACACCGAGACGCTCAGCGTCCCGCCCCACTGATTGACGCAGTTGTTCACCGCGGCGATCCGGGCGTCCCGGATGTAGGCCGGAACGTTCTTGACGCGGCTCCAGTCGATCAGCCCGTCGTTGGAGATCACCGTGGTCGCCTTGGATTTGTACGACATGGCGCCTCCTCAGCAGGTGCAGTTCCAGCAGAGGCAGTTCCAGCACAGGTTGGCCGGGCTCTCTCTCCACTGGCTCAGGTTCAGGACCTTGGTGGTCCCGCTCCACGAAGAGCTGGACGAGGCCCGCGGATAGTTGCAGTTCGCCGAGCCGTCGATGCCAGACGAGAAGCAATTTCCGATCGTCCCGATCGCGATGCCGCCGAGCATGGATGGCCGGTTGGCGAGCGAGTTCCAATCGACCATGCCATTGTCGTCGATCACGACCGTGCTCGACAGTTTGTAGGCCATCCGATCACTCCACGGGGATCAGGAGGGAGTTGACGGTCGTGTAGTGCCGCGTCCCGATCTTCACCTTGATGCTCTCGCCGGCGCGGACGCCGAGCGCGCAGAGGCGGAACTCGCCGGCGCCGCCGCCGTCGATGCTGATCCGGCGGTGCGGCAGGTAGCCGGACGTCGCCTCGGCCACGAGCGAGAGCGGCGGGCCGCTCCAGTTCGTGCCGTCCGCCCACTTCACCTGGACCGGGATCGTGATCGTGCCGTCCGGAGCGAGCACCAGGCCCTCCGGCGTTTCGACGCGGACGTAGCTCGCCACGTCGAACGGCTTGTCCACCGTCCGATCGAGGAGCTTCACCTCGTCGAAGCGACGGTTGGTAATCGGCTCCAGCCCGTCGAGGCTGGCCTCGAAATAGATCGAGCAATCGTCCAGGCGGGCGTCCTTGTGCGGAACGAACACGCTCAGGAAGACGGCGGTCGCCGAGGCGGCCCGGTTCCGGACCGGCCAGTAGGTGCGCGTCGGCTCAGTGGTCGGGTGCCGGCTGCGCCACGGGAACAACTCGCCCTTCATGCCCACCGGGAACTCGATGAAGCTGAACGTGTCGATCTCGTCGCCGCCGAGGAACTCGGAGCGGAGCGCGAGCGTCAGCTTGCCCCGGTAGATGTAGCAGGGACCGCCCTCCACGAAGCGGAAGCGCGTGCGCTCCAGCTCCAGTTGGAGGGCCGGGTAGACGTCCACGATGCCGGCGAGCCTCCAGTCGAAGCTCGGCGGCGTCGTGAACCTCGGCAGCCACTCGGCGGCGACCGCGGGCTCGTACATCTTGACGATGTTCCACGAGGTCTCCGGGTAGATGTCGGTGTAGGTGAGGCCCTCCGGCAGCGCCGAGTTCTCCATCCAGAAGGAGGCGTAGGTGATCGTGTCCTTCATGGTGTCGAGGGTGACGACGGAGTGGAACGTCGGCAGGACCGCGTTGTGCTTCAGCAGCCGGAAGCCCCGATACGGGTTGTTCACGACCATCACACCCTCGCTTCGAGACGCGCCAGCCGAGTGGTCAGCTCTTCGACCTTGCGCATCAGTTCTTGGTTGAGCGCGATCAGGGGCGGCACCAGCGCCGCATAGTTGACGGTGAGCACCTGACCGAGTTCCTCGTCCGGCATGGCCCCCGCCGCCTCCGGCATCACCTCCAGCACCTCTTGGGCGATCAGCCCGTAATGGCGCCGCTCGTCGCCGCCGCGGCGCCAGCGGAAGGTGACAGGCCGCAGCCGGGCGACGATCGTCGCCGCCATCGAAGGCAGGACGGTCTCGACCTCCCGCTTCAGCCGCCCGTCCGAGGTGGAGTTGAAGTCCACCGCGGTCACCACACCGGGGAACGTCGCGTCGTTGCCCGAAGTCGTGAAGAAGGCGGCCTGGAAAGCCGATGCCGCGGCCGTGGCGGCCGAGCCGAGCCCGAGCCCAAGCCGGGCGGACGCGGCGTCGGCGTCGCTCAGACGGGCGAGGCCGAAGGTCGTCGGCGTGGTGTTGCGGACCTTGTCGGCGTCCAGGCCGGAGCCGCTGCCGTCGACCGTGAGCAGCTTGGCGAGGATGTCCGCCGGCGTGTAGCTGCCGGCCGCCAGCTTGGCATCGAGCGCCGCCTGGAGATTGGCGACGTCCGCGATGGCGTGGACGTGCGCCGCCGCCGCGGCGCCGAGCGTGCCCCGGGCGCCGGCGGCGTCCAGGTCATCGAGCACCGTGAGCATGAACGGCGAGACGGCGGAGGCCGCCAGCTTCGTGCCGATCAGGGCCGTCACGGTGGCAGAGAAGTTGGCGTCGCCACCAAGCGCGGCCGCCAGCTCCTGGAGGGTGTCCAGGGCCGCCGGCGCCGTGTTCACGACGGCGGCGATGCGCTCGTCGATCATCGACTTCGCGACGGCGACGCTGGGCACCTTCGTGGCGCTGGTGCCCGCGGTACCCTCCGCCGTCGTGGCGAGCTGCACGACGCCGGCGACCGTGGGGGAGGCCGCAGCCGGCGACGGGGCGAGCGCGAGGATGGCTTCCTTCGTGCGCCGCGGCGTCATCGCCGAGGTGCTGTCCGTGCCGGCCTGCGCCTGCGCGGTGGTCGCCTCCGGGACGGTGATGGTGCGGGCGGCCGTGAGGTCGCCGCCGCCGGTCGCCAGCCCGCCGCCGGTCACGGTGATCGTCTTGTCGGCCTTCGCCGCGACGGCCGTGGTCCGGGCGGCGACCTCGGTTGCGACCTGACCCTTCAGCGTGATCAGAGCGTCCTCGACCGAGGCGCCCGCGAGCGCGGATTGCTGCGCCGCCGTCCGGCTGATCAGGTCGCCACGATAGTCGCCGGCCTGCGCCTCGACGGAGCCCGTGCGCCCGAAGACGCTGCCGACCTCCGAGCCTAGCGGGACGGCGTTGATCGTCCACTGAGCCCCATTCCAGGTCTTCCACTGGAGGACCCCGGGGTTCGTGTCGAAATACTGGTCGCCGACCTGGAGCGGCTGGCCGCCGGGCCGGAGCGATGGCGCCACGGCGAGCGGGCCGAGCACCGCCGCATTCCAGGCGGCGATGCCCGTCTTGACGTCGTCGCGCGCGAGCCCGGCGAAGTCCGCGGCGGCCTGCGCCTGCCCGTTGGCGACGACGGCGCTGTCGCGCATCGCCGCCGCCGTGTCCTTGTCGGCCTCGGCGCCGAGACGGAAGGTCTCGCACTGCGCGCGATAGCCGTTGATGACCTCCTTCATCGCGTCGATCGCAGCGCGATCGTCCGCGGTGTCGCTCGCGGCGGCCGGGTAGATGGCCCAGCCGGTGGCGGAGCCGGAGCCCGCCGCCTTCTCGACCATCACCTCCAGGACGCCGCTCGCGCGGTCGTAGGTCCGGACGGTCCCGAGCAAGCACTTCGAGGTGTCGCCCTCCACGAAGGCGGCCACGTAGCCCGCCGGCGCGTAGGCGTCCCGCTCTTCGGCGCGCACGGTGAACCGGTGGAGCCCCGTCTCCAGGAGCAGCTCGGTGTCGCTGTGCGCGAGGAAGATGGCGCCGAGGTCCGCCAGCCGCCTGATCTCGTTGTAGGCGGGCCGGAGAACCTCGTCGATGCGCGCGAGGCCGACCTCGGTCAGCGTCGCGAGCGCCTTGGTCCAGTCCTTCTCCACGTCCTCCAGAGCGGTGACCCGGAGGTCGATGTCGCGGAACCGGAAGTCCAGGTAATCCGGATCGCCGATGTCGTCCCCCAGGACGACCCGGTAGGCGGCAGCTCGGCTCGGCATTTCAGTTGATCCGTCAGTCGGTGATCTCGATCACGGTGTCGGGCTTGATGAACTCGGCCACCGCGGCCGCGACGGAGCCCGTCACGGTGTAGGGGTTGTGGACCGGGCGGAACCGCAGGGTTCCGCACGGCGACGTGCAGGGGCGCGTGAAGTCGACCTGATAGGTCCGCGCAGCGTCGAACGAGGCGGCCGTGACGGCCGCCAGCTTCTTTCGAGCCATGTCTCTCTCCGGGATTTTAGAAGTCGACGCGCACGCGCTCGGCGACGTGGAACGTGTCGAGGGCGGTGGTCGTCGTGCCGTCCGAGATTATCCGGTAGGAGGACACGTCGGTCGGGAGGTTGAAGAGGTAGGTCCTCTCCACGACGCCGTTGCCGTTGTTGATGTCCGTCCCGAGGTTCTTCTCTTCGACGCTCGCCGGGCTCATGAGCCCGCCGGGGGTGTCGAGCTTGCAGGCGTAGGTGTGCCGAGCGGGATTCCACGCCTCCAGCCGCACGATGACGTGGACCTTGTTCGTCGGCGACGCCAGGAGCTGCGCCTTCGAGGGGTGGTGGAACGTGGTGCGCGGCCGCGAGACCTTCACCTGCGAGCCGGATTGCTGCAGCCCGGCGTGAACGTCGGTGGTGCCGACGAACACCGCGCGCAGCGGGAGCAGCGGCGGCAGGCCGATCAGCAGGTTCGGCGTGACCGCGTTGAGCGCCTTCCACTGGCCGCCGATCTGGACCTCGAACGAGATGTTCGCGATCTCGGTGACCACCATCGGGGCGAGGATGTCGACGGCCGCGATCCCGCCGTTCAGCATCAGCGGGGTGAGCTGCACCTCCACGCGGGGAGCGCGGAAGGCGGCGAAGTCCACGGCGAACATCATGTCCCGGGTGAGGTCTCCCGAATAGAAGACCCCATCGGTGGTGTAGAAGAAGGTGCCGTGGGTGTACTTGTTGCCCGACGCCATGCCGATCCAGTGATCGGCGTTCGTGATCACCCGGATGGCGTAGAGGGTGCCGGCCTTCAGGAAGGTCGGCGCGATCTCGAAGCCATTCCAGCCGATGCGGAGCTGCTCGTAGGGGATCGTCTGATAGCAGACGACCTTCTTCGGGTCCGGCGTACCGGAGGCGGTGGTCTCGCTGATCGCCAGCGTCACGTTGCCGGAGCCGGCCAGCCGCGTGAACCACAGCCAGACCCGCGTCATCCAGCCGTCCTGCGAGTTGAGGAAGGTCTGGGCGACGGAGGCGCCGGTGATGCTGTGCGGGACCGTCTGCGCGGTCCAATACGGCACGTCGAAGTCGTCCTGCCAATACTGGCGCACGCGGACCATCGTATGGTTCACGGAGCCGTCGCCGATGACCTCGTAGGTCTCGCCGTCCTTGTAGAGCGTGTGGCTGACCGGGTCGTAGTAGCCGCTCTGGAACCAGAACGCATTGGTGCAGACGGTGAACTCGGCGCCGTAGCGGCGCCGGTGGTAGCTCATCGTGAGCTGCACCATCTCGACGGTCTGGTAACCGTACTGCGACAGCGAGGCCTCGGCCACGTAGTCGCCCACGGTCAGCCGGCGCGCGTGATCGTAGGCCGGCAGGACCAACCCCGACGAGCTGATCCGGATGTTCGGATCGAGCGGGTTGAAGACGGCGATCTGCGAGAGGTTCTCCGCCTCGGGCGCGAAGCGGATGCCCTCCTGCACCTTGGCGAGCCAGGTCAGGTCGCCGGTGTCGGTGTCGTCGGTGTCGAGGAAGCGGTCCGCACCGTACTCGGCATAGTCCGGCGGCAGGCCCACCACCTCCTTCACGCGCGCGAGGTCGGCCGCGATCCGGGTCACGTCGTGCTGGTCGGAGGTCTCCGCCAGCCGGCGCTTGATCTCGGCGATCTCCGACACGATCGTCGCGATGCGCGGGTCGACCGTCTCCTTCCACGTCTGGAGCGCCTTGATCAGCGCGTCCATGTCCTTGAGGTTCGGGAGGCGGTTCCCCGACGCCGGCTCGATCGCGATGATGCCGGTGCTGGACAGCGTCACGTAGGCAACCGGCAGCACGTTGGCATCGAGGTTCGTCGGCGGCTGCGGGTCCGGCGCTTCGATGCCGGCGATCGCCTGCATCTGCACCTGCCGGGCGTTGTGCATCGCCACGACCTGCGGCTCGGTCTCGTTGGTCTCGACGTCCACGACGAAGTCGCGCGGCTCCGTGTCGATGTCGGCCGAGATGCCCCACACCACGATCGCGACCTTCTTCTTCGTCACGAGCGGCAGCATGGGCGCGAGCTGGACCGTGGTCGCGGTGTCGCGGAAGAACATGGCGCCGGTGGTGTAGAAGCGGCCGGCCGCCACACTGACGTCCGAAGAGGTCTGCTGAGTGACCTCGAAGCCCGCGAAGCCCTTGCCGCCGGTCACCGCGTCGCGGATCAGGTCGTCGAACGACGCCCGGGCGTAGAGCTGCAGGTTCGTGAGGTCGGGCGCCTGGACCTCCTGACGGTCCCGGAAGTTCACAATCTGCCGCATTGTTCGTCAGCTCCTAGTCCAGCGGCCGAGCTTGTAAGAGCCGCCAATTCGAATGACCGAACCGATCCGGAATGGCCGGTACGTCTTGCTGTTCACCTGGAGTTTGTCGGAGAGCCGCTTTGCCGATCGCACGGCCGTGAACGTGTCACGCCACCGCTCTCGGTCCGCGGCGATGAGGTGGCCGGTCATGAACCGGCCGAAGGCCTTCGACGACCGCCGGCCAGGGATGGACACCTTCAGCTCCGCCGTGTGTGGCGGCATGCCGAGGCGACCGACACCGGCGAAGGCGAGCGCCTTCCGCGCCGGCGGGACACGGTCGTTGTCCCACATCGCGATCCTCGAATAGATGCGGAGCGACGCCCCGCTCGGAACGAGGAACTTCTTGTTCAGCGGCCGGCCGGGAAAGATCGACGCCGGAGCGCGGCCGTGCTCGAAGATCAGGTCGGGGATCACCGACTTCACTTCGAGACCGGGCCTGACGGGGAAGCGGATGCCGTGCGCCGGCTGCCCGACGAACGTGAACGTGATCACCCGCTCCGCGGCGGTGGACGGCGTCGCGAACCTCTGCCGCCGAGGGACCCCGAGGAAGAAGCCAGACGTCGCCTTGTCGCGGATGCGGACCCGGTCAGCCTGATTGCCGAGCCCGTCCACATCCACGGGCCGGTGCTCGCCGTCGATGATCAGCTCGGCCCGGCGCTCCAGCCGGAACCGGGCGTCGGACGGCGCGACCCAATGCCCCTCGAAGAACGCCTTGAACGTCTTCGATCCGGCGAACATCAGGTGCTTGCGCTTGCCGCGCTGCTTCAGGTCCCACACCCTGATCTGCGGGAGGGACTGGAGCCACGCCTCGCGCTCCGTCTTGGTCCAGGCCGGCGAGAGGAAGAACTTCGACGGCGGCTTGGTGACCTTCAGCAGGGCGCTGCCGACGTAGAAGCAGTAGCGCGAGATTGCCCGCTCGGTGCCCTTCAGCGAGTGGTCGGTGAACCAGGAAGCGGTCACGACCCGCTTCAGCGTCTCCGGCCAGCCCGATTTCCAGAGGTCCGCGCTGTACTCCCATGCGTCGAAGGTGAGGAAGCCCAGCGGCGCGGTGTACGGCCCCTTGACCGTCTCGATCGGCGTGGGGATCACCTGGACCCGTTGCCCGGCCGACGAGATGACCTGCTCCAGGCTGCTCGCGTTCACCGGGAGAAGGTGCAGCTCATACGGGATCATGTGGCAGCTCCGTCAGCCGACCACGATCACGTCGATGGCGATCGAGCCGACCTTGGCGATCTGGGCCGGCGCGCAGAGCACGTCTGCGGAGGGCGCTGTGATCACGATGTTCTCGATGTCCGGGGTCTTCGCGGCCGCGACGATCGCGGAGAGGTAGACCGCCGATCCGATGCGCGCTCGCGTGGCGAGATAGCCCCGCACCGCCGCCTCGATCGCGCTCCGTACCGCGGAGACGTCGGCGCCGGCGACGACCTGCACTCGGAGAGCCAGGTCGAAGGTGACGATCTCCGCCCGGCGCACGGTCACCGTGTCCGTAAGGGGCACGATGTCGTCGAGCTTGAACCGCCGGACCAGCTTCTTGAGGACGGTGTCGGACACCGGCTCCACGCCTTGGCCGACGACCACGACGTGAACCTCGCCCTCGCGCGGCGTGTAGGCGTAGGCGTCGAGGATCGAAGGGTCGATCGACAGCGCGTGGAACTCGTAAGCCCCGGCCGGCCCGGCGACGGAGAGAGCCTCCGGCGCCATTTGGATGCGGCGGCGGAACTGGTCGTCGCTCTCCATGATAGCCGGGCTGGTGTCGGTCGCCGGCACCAGCGTCGCCCGGACCACACCCATCAGCGCGCCGATGTGGTCCAGGTCCGATTTGACGGCGAAGGCGAGCAGCACCGCCCGGGCCTTGTCGTTGACCAGCGCCCTCAGCAAGGTCTCGCGATAGGCGAACGCCTCGATGAGGATCGTCATCGGCTCCGTTTCGAGGCCGAGGAAGTCGAGCGGCGGGAGGTCCGGCCTGGTGGCTCGCACCTGATCCCACAGGGCGAGCACGTAGGCCTTGATCTCCGCGATGATGCCGTTCGCGGTGATCTCTTCGATGAGCTGCGGCTTCGGCAGCCGCGTGAGGTCGGGCTGGAGATAGCGCGCCATGTCAGCCAACCGTCTCGAAGGCGCCCGTCTTGCCCTGCCTCAGCACGATGGTGCGCGTGTCCAATGGGGTGAAGTCGCCGAGGTGGCCGCGCGGCATGTAGATGCCGGTGATCTCCAGGTGGAGCGCGCCAACGCGAAACTCGCTCGCGTTGCTCGGAACGATCTTCGTGATCTTGAAGCGAGGCTCCCGCGGGAGGCCCGTATCCAGCTCCTTCACCTCCAGCGCCGCGATCAGCCCTGTGAAGAACTGGACGACGGTCTGAGTGGTGAGGTTGCGGCCGAGCAGGTACGGGACCGCAGAGCCGAACCAGCGCCGCAGCATTCGCGTGCCGAAGGCGGTGGTCATGATCACGGCGACCGATTGCTCGACGTGATCCCAGCCGTCGAGGAGACGGCCGGTCTGCCGGTCGATGCCCGCCATGTCAGTCCCCGCCGCCACCGCCGCCGCCGGCCGCCGCGATCGCCGCCATGATCTCCCCGACCTTCGGGTCCTCGGTGGCGTCCTTCTCGGAGAGCTTGACGCGCGGGCCGATCAGGAGGCCCTCCATGACGGCCTTCTTCTTGCCCTGCTCGTCCTTGCTCTCGACACCCAGGTGGGTCTTCCCAACCGTGTGGATGTCGCCCGAGACGATATTGATGTGGCCGCCCTTCAGCTCCACCTCGCTCCCACCGCCGACGAGCCGGATCGTCTGCGCGCTGTTGAACTCGATGACCTCGGAGCTTTCGATCTTCAGCGTCCCGTCCGCGAGGGAGAGGCGGAACTTCGGGTGCGTGACCACGACCTCGTCCTCCTTATCGGAGGGCGGCTTGTGCTCGTTCGACCAGAACATCGGGACGAGGAGCGCCTGACGCGGATCGCCGGTCGGGCTCACCATCATCATGTTCTCGCCGATCTGCGGAACACGGTAGACGTTCAGGCCCTTCGGGCCGCCGTTCTGTTGGGCGTAGGGGAGCCAGGGGGAGAGCGTCGGCTTCTCGTCCGTGCCGCCGATCTTCGTGCGCACGAACCACTCGCCGTCGATCTTCTTCCGGGCTTGGACCGGGCCGGGCCGGAGCATGTTGTCGCTCTTGCGCTCCAGCTCGGCGACGCGGGTCACCAGCTCCTGCAGGAGGTCGCGCATGTCAGGTCACCTCCACGTCGGGGCCGTCCGTGGCCGGGTCGTAGGTGTTGGGGTCGATGGCGTCGGAGCCCTCGACCGACATGCCGAGGCTCTGCGCCTCCCGGCCGGTGAGGCCGAGCAGCGCCGCGGCCTGCTCCCACTCCGGGGCCGAGGTTGCGGACAGCTCGGAGCTGATCAGGTCGGCGTACTTGGCCGCGGTGGGCTCGTCCGTCATCTGGCGCAGCCGCGCGAGGAAGAGCGTCACGGGGTGGTCGGCGCCGAGCGGGACACCGGGCGCCGGGTCCGCGATCGTGTCGACGATCAAGGTGAGCTGGCGGGCCGCCCAACGGGCGCCGCGCTCAGCCTCGCCGGCTCGCTCGCCGGTCGTGCGGGTGATCGAGGTGCAGAAGGCTTTCCAGAACTCGCCCCACTCGTTCGTGGGGCCGGTCACCAGCGCCTTAATGACCTGGTTCTCGATCACGTCGAGGGCGAGCTCGAAGGAGCTGTCGGACGACGGGATTTCGATGGCCGGGCCGCCGGTCTTCTGCTCGACCTTGCTGGCGAGGCCAAACTCGATCGTCACGCTAAGCTCGCGCTCGGCGGGGGCGACCGCGCGGCCGCCCTCCACCTTGCGCTGGTCGCGTTCCGTGAAGACGGCGATGAACGGAGCCGGCATCTCCTTCAGGGCCGAAGGCAGCGGCATGTTGTTGCTGTCGTAGACGCGGGCGCCGGCCCACGTCTGGTTCCGCAGCGCGAGCACCGCCGCGAGCCGAATGCACGCGCGCAGGATCATCAGTCCACCCGGAGCAGGGAGAACATCGTGAAGCCGGCCGCCTCGTTCACGATGCGATTGATCTCGAAGCTCTCGCCCGGGCGGTCCATGGGCTCGACCAGATCGCCGAGCTGCACGTCCTTGCCGGCGAGGTCGCCGAGCTTGACGTGGAGAGCCACGTTCTGGAGGGCGATGCGCCCTCGGAAGGGGGACCCGGCGTGATCGCCGGAGAGCCCCATCGCCATGTCGTTGAGCGTGCCCAGGACGCCCGCCACCTCGAAGGGTTCGCGGGCCGGGTCCGGCTGCGGAACGTCGAAGCCATCGACCCGGCGGGGGACAATCCTGACGCGCTCCCCGAACTGGCGCTGGACGGCCGCGTCAACCGCGGCCGCCAGATCGCGCCAATCCGCCATCGGTCAGGTGCGCTTTCCGCGCATCAGAACCCGCGGGCGGGTGCAGTAGTGGAGGACGTTGCTCTGGAACTCCAGGTTCACGCCCTTGCCGTTCTCCATCGGCCACTGCTTCGCGTAGAGGCGCTGTCCCGGCCGGTTCACCGTCTCGATGTAGTCGGCCGGGGCGAAGACGGTCCGGAAGAGGCCCGGCACGCCCTCGGGGATGAAGTGGACGCTGTCCGACGCGACGCCGACGTTCAGGCCGCCGCGGTACCATTCCCAGGTGATGTCGCCGAACTCGAAGCGGCTGAGGAGCCCGTCCTGCGGCTTCACGAAGCCTTCGCGCAGGGCGCGCCCCTCCTGGTACTTGTAGGTCTCGCGGACTTCCTTGTGCTTGCGGAGGGCCTTGTAGAAGCCCGAGCCGGCGAGCGCGCGGATGCCGGTGAACGGCAGGCCGTCGAGGGTCTCGGCCATCGCCTCCCAGAGGGACGCGCACTGGTCGAGCAGCGTGCCGTCCGGCGCCGCCGTGTTGTCGAGATCGAAGTCGATCTCGACCGGCTGCTCCTCGCCGAACTCGGTGTAATAGTCGAAGAGCACCGAGCCATCGCTGTCGAGCAGCGTGCCCGCCTTCAGGATGGCGAGGCGGTGGAACTCCTCCGTCAGGGCGAACGACTGCGAGGCCTCGGCCGCCCGGCCGGCGATCTTGCCCTGGAGCGTCTCGACGGCGACCGTCTCGCCGAACGCCCGCACCGCCTGGACCTCGTCCGCGTAGATCGCGTCGTCGACCTGGAAGTGGGGGACGCTCAGCTTGCGCATCGAGCGCCGGCCCTTGCCCCAGGTCTTCCCGGGGCTACCGCGCGGCGAGGCCGGCACGATGATGAAGGTCCGGTCGCTGTCCTTCTCGATCGCGACATCGAGGGTGTCGATGCTGGTGGTCGTGAAGAGACCGAGCGCGCCGACGCGCGACGGGACGTACTTGATCTCCCGCATGGCGTCGGTGAGCGACGTCACGCTGAAGGCGTCGCCCTTGAAGATGTCGAGCATGTCGGCCATTGCCAACTCCTGGTGTCTTGGCGCAGCCGACCGCGCTCCGGTTAGCACAGCTCACCAGATTGGACGCAGTTCGGCCGTCTGTGTGGTGGGTTAGGTGTCTGCGGTCAGCGGACGATGATGCCGATCGCGGCCAGCTCGGCGAGCTTCGTGGCCTTCTCCGCCGCGGTGTCCACCGAAGCGTCGAAGACGAGGAAGTTGCCGTTCACCTCGGCGGGGCCGCGCACGATGGCGGCGACCTTCTGGTCCGCCGACGTCGCGTCCACGCCGTAGATGTTGATCGCGGCCGCCTTGTCGGAGCCGTCGCTCGCGCCCACGGCCGCCGGCTTGTACTCGCCGGTCGCCGTGATCTTGCCGAGCACGGTGCCCGGCTCGACCTTGCCGGCGCCGGACGAGATCACGATCGCCTCGCGGCAATACGTGCCATCGGCCTCGTTGATGATGAACTCGCCGGGGTGCCGGCCTTCCTTCAGAACCGTCATGTGGACCTCCTTCGGTCAGCCGGGCCGGTCAGCCGGCGATGCTCTCGAAACGCTTGTTGGCGGCGGCCACGGCCTTCGACCAGCCGGACTTCGCCTGTTCCTGCGGGGCGGTGACCGCCTCGGCGACGAGGCCGAGCGGCGAGGTGGACGCGCGCTGCTCCGGCACCGCCGGCTTCGCGTCGGCCTTCGGGGCCGACTTCAGGAGCGCGGCCACCTTGTCGACGGTCATGTCGGTGTCGAAGGCGAAGGTGCGCGCGAGCTGCTCGCGGCCCTCGGCCTCGGCGTGGCCGATGATGGCGCTGATGCGGGCGCGCTCGGTGTCGATGCCCACCTTGATGCCCTCCGAGACGCCGGCCTTCCGGCCCTCTTCGCGGGCCGCGGCGATCTGGTCGGTGGTGCTCGGCGTCGTGGCAGCCGGCGTGCCGTTCTGGTTCTCCATCCGGAGACCTCCTGAGAAAGCGCGCCGGGAGGCGCGGGGGAGCTTGCCGATCACCGCGTCGAGGCTGTCGACCCGGTCGGCGAGCTTGTTGGTGATGGCCTCGCGATCGCCGGTGCGCGGGTTGAGAGCCCGGTAGACCCGGGCCTCGGTGGAGAGCGCCAGCTCAGCGGTGAGCTTCGGGCGCCCCGCGGCGACCTCGCGCGCGAACATCAGCCGGAGGTCGTCGACCTCCATCTGGATGCGCTCGCGCACATCAGCCGGCAGCGGGGCGAACGGGTGCCCGTCCACCTTGTGCCGACCGGAGGAGATCAGGGAGACGTTGATGCCGATGTCCGTCAGGAGCTTCGAGACGTCCATGTGCATCGTGTAGACGCCGATCGAGCCGACGAGCGCGAGGTCGTCGTTCAGCACGATCTCGTCGCTCTGCGCGGCGAGCCAGTAGCCCGCCGACGCCGCCATGCCGCGGACGTGCGCGACGACCGGCATGCCGGCCAGTCGGGCTTCGCGGATCGCTCCGGCTGCGCCGAGGATGCCTTCCACCGTCCCCCCCGGCGAGCTGATCGCCGTGACGATGGCGCGGATCGAGGTGTCGGCGGTCGCGCGCCGGACCTCGCGGGTGATGGCGCCGTAGGAGGTGTAGTAGGAGCCCCCGATGTAGTCGCCCCGCGAGATCAGGGCGCCGTTGATCGGGATCACCGCCACGTCGTCCACGACGGCGTAGCGTGGCGCGTCGTCGGAGTAGCTGCCCGCGGCCGCCTGCGGCTCGGCGAGCAGCCGCTCGGCCTCCAGGTAGGCTTCCCGGAACTCCAGAGCGTGCGGCTCGTAGATCAGCAGGGGTCGCGAGGCGAGCGCCGCCGGCCACGCGGTCTGCGCGACCGCCGGCAGTCCATTGGTGTTCATGCCGTCGTCCTCAGAAGGTGCGCGGGAGGCGCCGAGAGCCCGCTCGGATCGCGAAGCGCCGGTGCGGGCTATCCACGCCTTGCTTCGCCGCGCACTCAGCCTCGGCCTGCCTCAGTTCGGTTCGGAGCACGTCGATCTTCGTCGCCGTGAACCAGACCTCGCGGTCGGCGAACCGGATGCGCTGGGTGCCTTGGCCGCCCACGATCGCGTAATAGGCGGCCCGGAGCGCGGCCGCGCGAGCACAGGGATCGCTCCAGTCGACGTCAGCCATCGACCTTGTCCTCCTGGACCGCGAGCTTGTCGGCCACCGGGTCCTTCTTGCCGGGCGTGATGGTGGGATCGTCGTCGAGCTTCAGCCGCTTCCGGGCCTCGGCCTCGCGAGCGCGCTGCTCGTAGACGTCCTCCCAATCGTGGCCGAGGTCCGAGCAGATCATCTCGGCGGTGGAGAGCCCGAGCCGGTAGTAGGTCTCGTGCGCCTTCGCCGTCTTCAGATCGTCGGCCTGCGGCTTCGGAGGGCCGCGCCAGTCCGCCCGCGCCGCTGCCGGCCGCTTCGCGAGGAAGCCGTAGAGGCCGCCGGGGAACGGGATGCGCCCGAACTCGATCTCCTCCTCCAGCCACGCCTCGTAGACGAACTGCAGGAAGCGGGCGCAGATGTTGGCGCGCCGGCGCAGGATGATCGGCCAGATTTCCGAGGTCGCCATCCGGACCGAAGAGTAGGTCGCGCCGGTGTAGTCGCCAGTCAGCGTCTCGAAGGTCATCCCCAGCGCCCGGGCGATCTCCCGGAGCAGGAACTTCGCGAACGCCTCGTAGGTGGCGTTCGGGGACTGCGACTTGTGAAGCTCCAGCTTCTCGCCCGGGAACAGGTGCGCGATGCGCCCGGCCCGGCCGAAGTCGATCTTCGTGTTCTCGTACCAGCCGGCCTTCGCCCCGAGCCAGTCCGCCATCGAGCCGCCGGCGAGCCCGCCGATGCCTTGCTCGGCGTCGTCCTGGAGAGCCCGGAGGACGTCCTCGGTCGGCGCGTCCGACACCACGGTGGCGGCGAAGATCGCGTGGATCAGCGCAGCCTCCAGCGTCGCGTCCGCGAGCTGGTCGAACTGCCGGATCACCCGGAGCGCCGGCGTCATCGGCGAGATGCCGCGCACCTGCCCGGGCGCCCCCTCGAAGACGTGGACCACCTGCGGCCGCAGCGCGGCGTCGCGGGCGGCGACGTCCACGAGGTTCTCGTAGCCGAGCCGCGGGTCCTTGAACTGAAACCGGTAGGCGACCGGCAGGCCGTTCACGTCGGCGCGCACCCCCTGGACCATGCCGATCAGAGGATTGGTCTCCTGCACCATGCGGTGCGCCGGGATCAGCCGGACCTTGGTCCGCGTCTGCGAGACGGGGCGGCGGATCGACGGCAGGAGCGCAACGCTCTCGCCGTAGCCGAAGAACGACTTCAGCACGGCGGCCGTCATCTGCGCGACGTTCATCACACCGGCGGCGTCACATTCGAGCGGAGCGGAGGACCAGGCCTCCCATCGGCGCTCGACGTTCCGAGCCCACTCGTTGGACATATCCTGCGTCCAACCGAGGTCGACGACGTCCGGCTTCGCCGTGAGGCGGAGCCCGGTCCCCAGCGTCGAGGACACGGCCTGCTCGACGGCTCCGGCGATCCAGCCGGAGTTGTGCATCGTGTCGATGACGCGGGCCGCGGCCATCACGTAGCCGGCGAGCACGTCGTCCCGCTCATCACGGAGCGCCGGCCGCCAGGAGAAGAAGAACGGGGAGTGATCGCTCCGCATGAAGGCGGCCGAAGGCTGTTCGCCCGCGGCCGCCTTCTTGGCGGAGACCTTCCTCTTCCTGGTCGAAGTGGTCATCTCGATCACCTGTTGAGCCGGGCGGCGAGATCAGCCATCCGGTTGCGAGTGGCCTTCGCCGTTGCCGCGGGCGGCGGCGTCTCCGCCGGCACTTCGGTCTCCGGCGGGGTCTCCGCGCGGCGGCCGGCGCCGAGCGGAACGCGCTGCATGTTCAGGAGGTGGCCGGCAGCCTCGTTCATCGCCTCGCAGTCCAAGAAGTGGTTGTTCTTGGAGACCTGCACCCACTCGGCGCGGCCGCCCGGCGTGAGCTGGCGCACCTCGGAGACGAGCTGCTTGCAGTAGTCGTCGGTGCTGTCGCCCGCGATTGTGAAGCTCCCGGGCTGCCCGAAGGGCCACGCGAGGCGCTCGTGGAGCCGGCTCTTCCAGAAGTCGGTGTCCAGGTTGATCAGCTCGACAGGGACCTGCATCCGCTGCCCGGGCACGGTCACCTTCAGGCGCGACCGCTTGATCGGGGCGTCGAGGGTTGGGTGGCCCTTTGTCGGCCGCGTGAGCCGCGAGAAGCGCCGGCAGAAGTCGTAGACGATGTTGGCGCTGCCCTCGGACACCTTGTTAGGCCGGAAGCCGCTGTCGATCAGCACCAGCGAGATCGGCAGGCCGCCCCACGTCCCCGTGATCAGGTCGGCGAGGTCCCCCCAGACCGTCTGCTCGTCGGTGTAGCCCGCCAGCTCGCCGCTCTCGATCTGCCAGGAGGTGGCGCGAGCGCCCCACCCGCGGATCGAGTAGACGAGCCGGTTCTTCTGGACGTCGACCGCCATCGTGAGGCGGAGCACGCCGCTCGGGACCTCACCCATGCGGTAGGGCTGCCGCAGCTTCGCGACCGCCTCCCACTCCTTCAGGTGGATGCCCCCGCGGGCGTACAGCTCGCCGAAGCCGGCGTTGACCGCCGTCTGGACCATGTCGCTGTCGGCCATCGCGACGGCTTCGAGGTAGACGCGCACGCGATCGCCGAAGGCGACGAAGGGGCTCGCGAGCCCAGACGTCCAGAACGAGATCGTCGCGGCGTCGCGCGGCTCGCCGGAGACGACGCCCTCGCGGTCCACCGCTTGCCCGGGCGCGACGTAGCGCCCGCGCTCGTTCATGTCGGCCTTGTGCTGCTCCTCCACGACGCCGCCGCAGTGCGGGCACTCGATGTAGGTCGCCTTCGCGGCCTCGGCCGGCGACGCGCCCTCGGGCCACCGGAGCAGGTCGAACCGCGGCACGAAGTAGTCGCCGCAGTGCGGGCACGGCCAGCACCAGTGATGCCGGGTGCCTTGCTGCCAGAGCCTCCAGATCGGGCTCTCGATGTCGTCGGCGGGCATCACGTCCCAGAAATCGAGGCCGCTCGCTTCGTCCTGCACCGACTTCACCGTGCCAATCGTGGGGGTGCTCACGACCGCGCAACAGAAATCGGCGTAGGTGTCGCCGCGTCGCTCGATCAGGCCGAGGGGGTCGCCTTGACCCCGGATGTTCGCGACCATCTCGTCGTACTCATCGACGAGCGCGAGCGCGAAGGGGTCCGACTTCAGGGCGGACGAAGACTGCGCCGAGGCGAGACGCCACGGGACGCCGGCGATCACCTTGCGGGTCCGTGTCATCCGCTTGCCGCGCGCCACCTTGTCGGCGAGCGACGGGGCCTCATCGAGCAGCGCCATCACGCGCGGCTCGAACTGCTCCCGGAGGAACTGGTCGTTCGGGCCGACGTAGAGGATCGGCGCCGGGCGCTGGTCCAGGCGCTGGCCGGCGACGTCGAGGAACGTCTCGGTCTTCCCGGACTGCGCGCCCATCACCCAGACGACGCGCTTCCGATCAGACGCGGCGATCCGGCGCGCGGGCTCGACGACGTAGGGCGTGAGGTAAGGGTCCCGGCGCCCCGGGACCGCCGCCGACCGCGGGTATTCGCGGTTCTCAGCCGCCCACTGATCCGGCGTCTGCGGCCGTGAGGGCCGGAGCAGCCGCGCCAGCCGGCCCCAACTTTCGGGCGCGCGCGACGGCAAGATCGGCAAGTCGATCGAGGATGTCATTGACGGCCTGTTCAATCGTTCGCCGGAGCTGCAGGTCGCGCGTCACCCGCGCGGGCAGCCCAGCGAACTCGGACCGGACCATGCCGGCCATCTCATCGACGATGGCGATGTGCTCATCGAACTGGACCAGCTTTCGCTCGCGCTCGGCGTTCTTCAGCTCGTACTCACGAGCGCGGGCGTCGCGCACGCGGGCGTCGGCGGCTGTCTTGCTGGAGCGCCGCTCCTCGCTGTTCTTGAAGTCGACGTAGCCCTGCACGACGGCGACGAGCTGGTACTGATCACGTCCGAGCCGCCTGAAGTAGCCCTGCTTTTCGAGCTGCCTGATCCACTGAGGCGTGCATTTCAGGAGCGCCGCGGCCTGTGCCGTCGTGATCACTCCGGCGCGGCGCTCGCTCTCGCTTTCCATCTTTTTTGCGTCGACCACGGTTTTTTCCAAAAAAGAGGTTGCACCTGATACTTAGTAGGGTATTTTATACCCATAAGCGGTTGGCGCCGCTTACACCGCGAGGACCTGACGATGATCGCTGCCCGGACCTTTGGGATTGAGCTTGAGTGCCACCTCCCGGACCGCCGCACCGCGCGCGGCCTGTGCGGGCTGATCCGCCGCCGGGCGGGCGTTGTGGCCGAGTGCGAGCAGTACAACCACCAGACCCGCCCGCATTGGAAATTGACCACCGATGCGTCCCTCGGCCCGCGCAGTGTGGAGGTCGTCTCCCCGGTGCTGAGCGGTGAGGAGGGTATTGCCGAGGCGCGCCGCGTGGTTGATGCGATGCGCGAGTTTGGTTGCCGGGTCTCGGTGCGGTGCGGCTTCCACGTCCACGTCTACGCCGGCGACATGAACGCCGACCAGCTCCGGGCGCTGGCGATTAACTTTGTCCATTGCGAGACGGCCTTCGACGCCATCGTTCCGCCGAGCCGGCGCCGCGACCTGAACCAGTACGTGCTGAGCAACCGCACCGCCTTCGGTGGGCACTACGACAACGAGGCCATCAACCGGGCGGTCGAGAACTACAAGCTGGCGACTGACATCCCGAGCCTGATCCAGCGCGTCTCGGGCTGCGGCATGCCGGCCAACACCACCCGGTATCGGAAGCTGAACATGACCTCTTACAACCGCTACCGGACCGTTGAATTCCGCCAGCACGGCGGCACGGTTGACGCCGACAAGGTCGAGAATTGGGTGCGCGTGTGCGTGGGCTTCGTTGAGAAGTGCCTCCGAGCCCGCCCGCGCCAGCGCCCCTCTCAGAAGCCGCACGACCCCTCGAAGGAGCTGTCGATGCTGCTGACCTTTGTGGGCGCTGAGCCGGCCGTGCGCCGCTTCTACCACGAGCGCCGGAAGATGCTGGCCGCCGCCAGCCTGACCGCCGCCGAGTGATCACGAACGCCGCGGCGAAGCGCCGGCACCGCCGCGGCCCAACCCTGCCGGCAGGAGAACGACCATGAAGATGATCTCCCTGACGATGGTGCGCGCCACGATTGTCGACGAGGACGAGATCGAGCGCGAAGTCACCAGCCCGGTCCGCGTGAACCCCGTCTACATCCGCTCCATGAACCCGCGGAAGGAAGACAAGCCGGGCTCCCGGATCACCTTTGCGGACGGCGGCGGCTTCGCCGTGTCCGAGACGCTGGAGCAGATCGAGGCGGCCATCGAGCGCGCCGCCTGAGCTGCCCCGAGACCAGGGCGGGGGATCGGCCCCCGCCCGCTGCCAGAGGAGATTGAGCGATGCTGTACGTGGCCTACGGATCGAACCTGAACAAAGAGCAGATGGCGCGGCGCTGCCCGCTGGCGAAGCCCATCGCACACTTCACCCTGCCGGACGCGCGCCTCGTGTTCCGCGGCGTGGCCGACGTGGAGCGGTCCGAGGGCGACGAGGTCGAGTGCGGCCTGTGGGAGATCACGAAGGCCTGTGAGCGGGCGCTGGATCGCTACGAGGGCGTCTCCTCCGGCCTGTACCGGAAGGAGTACCTGAAGCTCGCGGTGACGCGCGACGGCAAGCGCAAGGCCCGCCGCGCGCTGATCTACCTGATGAACAGCGACCATTACGACATGCCGAGCGCCTACTACCTCGGCGTAATCAGGAAGGGCTACAAGGACTTCGGCATCGACTTCGCGAAGCTGACCGCCGCCGTCGAGAAGACCCGCGACCTGAAGCGCCGGATGTGGCTCCGGCATGACGATCTTTTTTCCGTCGAGGGCGAGAACGAGCTTGCCCTCGATATTGACTAGGGTATCAAATACCCATGCCGGTTGGCGCCGGCGCACCGCGAGGACACCACAATGGCATCCCTGAACGATCTGACCGCGGCGTTGCCGCGGCTGAGCCCGCGCGACCAGGAGTTTGCGCGCAGCCTCCTCAACGGAGCGGCTCGATTTGGCTCGCTGAGCATGAAGCAGGGCGAGTGGGTGAAGAGGCTGGTCGAGCGCGCGAACGCGCCTCGGCCGACGCCGGTCCAGGTCGGAGACCTCTCCAGCGTCATCGCCCTGTTCGACAGGGCCGGCCAGCATCTGAGGCGCCCGGCCATCGTGCTGAACTGCCAGGGCCTCGGGAACGTCCGGCTGAACGTTGCCGGCCAGCGGGCGCGCGTGCCCGGGTCGCTGAACGTGACCGACGACGGTCCCTACGAGAGCCGGCGCTTCTACGGGCGCATCCACCGGGACGGCACCTTCGAGCCGTCCCGCGCGTCGGCGCCCGGGCTGGTCGACTACCTGATCCGGTTCGCCCGGGACCCGGCCGGCGTGGCCGCCGAGCACGGCCTGATGACCGGCAACTGCTGCTTCTGCCGCCGCACGCTGACCGACGAGCGCAGCACCGCGGTCGGCTACGGCCCCACCTGCGCCGAGCACTACGGCCTGCCGTGGGGCTCCCCGCGAGCTTGAGGAGGACACGATGACCACGCCCGCATGGAAGAAGGTCGACGCAGGCCGCTATGCCGACATGCTCGACATCATGCCGCCCGCCGTCCACCGCGCGCACGGCTTCCTGGTCGGCGAGCCCTGGACGCATCGGACCTGCCGGGTCACCGGCGAGTTCCGCGCCGCCTACGCCGCCTTCATCCGAAACCGCTCCGGTCACTTCGAATGCCTGGAGCCGATGACGCCCGCCGAGTTCACGGCGGTCAACCCCGACACCATCACCGCCTGACGTTGGCGCGTCAGAAAACCGCGAGGACCACGACCATGCAGAAAATCTTCACCGCCGACATCCTGCGGCAGCTCGCAGCGAACGGCCTCGCCACCCGCGAGGCGCAGAAGCGCGGCGAGCGCGAGCCCGACCACAAGCCGGTGGTCAAGGTGTTCAACCCCTACGGCTCGGCGCGGTGGCTGCTGACCGAGAGCGATCCGGACGAGCCCGACCGCCTCTTCGGCCTCTGCGACATGGGCGTCGGCGAGCCCGAGCCGGGCTACGTGCTGCGCTCCGAGATCGAGGGCGCGCGCATCCAGGTCGGCCGCTACGCCTTCTCGATGGAGCGCGACGCCTACTTCGAGGCCGAGCACACCCTGTCCGTCTATGCGGATCAGGCCCGTGCGACCGGCCGGATCACCGCGTGAGGCTCGGCCATGCCGGACCTCGTGAGGGTCGTCCGCGACTATGCGCGCGAGCACTACTTCACGACCTCGTGGGACCTCGTCGCGGACGTCTGGACCGACGACGAGATCGCAGAGGCGATCAGGGGCGCCAGGACGCGCCGTGGAGCCATCGCGAAGGCGTGGGGCCGCCTGCAGCACATCGACCGCAGACGGCCCGCCTGGGAACGCCCGAGGCGCCCTGTATCGCTGTTTCAGTTCCTCGCCGGCCGGGGAGGTCTGAGGCCGGACGGCGACATCCGCTACATCCTCGACGGCATCCCCCTGGTGCCGGGCCGAGGCGCCCTGATCAGGAGCAGCGGCATGACGCTGGACCGCGCACGGGAGGCGGCCGCCGAGGCCGGATACCTGCGCGACCCCGCGTGGGATCGAGGCGTCTCCAGATCGTCGATCAACGAGCTGCTCGCCGCGATCCACGACGAAGCCCACGGACGGAAGCGATACCCTATCGGTGAGGAGCCGCCGGAGTGGAGCGAGCCCGACCACGAATTCGTGGCGGACTGCCCATTTTGATGTTGCTCGTGATGTTGATGGGTATAGAATACCCAACATGGAGCCGCCGAGCAGCGGCTTCCCGACCGGGGGCGGCACCCCCGGACCGACCGGGGCGGCAGGCCCCGGCGGGCTGAAACCCCGGCCTGTTGGCGCAGGCCCCAACCGCGAGGAGACCCGCGATGACTGCCACCACCCGCACCGCCGAGCCCGCCGCCGACATGATCGCCGACATTGCGCACCGCCTGATGCGCGCGGTGGTCGCCACCGGCGTGGTGACGAACGCCAACATCGACACCGCGCTGGTGTTGATGCGCGAGGAGATGCGCCGCTTCCTCACCGGCCCCGAGTACAGCATGGAGCGCGAGCTGCTCCCGACCCGCGCCGATCTGGTCTGGAAGACCCCGGTGGCGACCTGCGTGGCGCAGATCGCCGCCGCCGGCCGGCCGAACTAAGGGAGGCGGCCATGAAGATCGGCACCGAGACGAGCAGCCTCGTGAACCACCTCTACTCCCGCATGGTGGTCGGCCAGCCGACCCCCGAGGTCGGTATGGGCGCGACGGTCCTGTCCTGGACCGACCGCTACGCCGCGACGATCTACGAGGTCGAGAAGAGCGGCCGCGCCGTCCTGGTTCGGGTGAGCCGCGACACCGCGAAGGTGGTCAGCGGCAGCGCCCACGACGGGTCGGCCGAATACGCCTTCACCCCGAACGCGCAGGGCACGAAGGCGACCTTCCGCCAGCGCAAGGACGGGACGTGGGAGGAGGTCTACTGGAACCGCGAGACCCGGCGCTGGAAGCGCCACGACGGCGGCTCCGGCCTCCTGATCGGCCGGTGCGAAGAGCACCGGGACCCGAGCTTCTGAGAGAGGGCACGACGATGCTATTCGTCGGCCGGCCGCGAACGCGGCGGAGTTGGTGACCCCGGGCGTTGGCGCGCCCGGGGTCGTGCTGATCGGCTCACCCAGGCCCGCGAGGACACCGGGGGAGCGCACGATCAGCGATGATGGAGATAGCACATGGGCGACGCTGAACGCGAGAGCCGGCGGAAGAGGCTCCAGAGCATCATGCAGACGCGCAAGCTGGAGCGGCAGGACGTCGCCGACCTGCTCGGCGTCAGCATTCACACGGTCCACGCATGGCTGAAGCCCGAGACCTCCAAGGGGTCCAACGTGGTGCCCACATGGTCGATCGAGCTGCTACGCTACAAGCTGCTCTTCGGCGCGCTGCCCGACGAGCTGGACGTGGACCCGAAGCAATGAACCCCTACAACGGCTTCTCGCCCGCACAGAGGAACCGCGCACAGGCATGGCTCCGCGCCGAGTGGGCGTCAGGGCGCCTCGCCCGGCCGGGCCGGTGCTGCGCGTGCGGGCAGACGGAAGGCGTGATCGACGCCCACGCCGAGGACTACAGCGAGCCCTTCGCTGCGGGGAAGACCGACGAGTTCCACCTCTGCTTCGTCTGCCACATGATGGTCCACTGCCGGTTCAAGAACCGGGATGCGTGGGACCGCTACCGGACCGCGATCCGCGAGGGGAAGCGGTCCCGCCCGTTCCACACCCGCAACTTCGGGCGCTTCTCGGCGGATTTCCTGGACGCGCCCGGGCTCCTGCCGCGGGCCGAGTACGAGCAGCACGAGCCGCCGGCGCGGCGGCCGCTGGACGAGATTGATCAGCGGGCCTGCATGAAGGAGACGGCGCCGATCCGGCGCGCCTCGCGGTAGGCCTCCGAGAGGAGGTCGACTTCCTCGTCGATGGAGCGGAGCGCGTTCACGCTCCGCACCGACGCCACCCGCCCTTCAACGAACACCTCCCGGATGCCGGCAGCGCGCAGCTCGTGAGCGAAGCGCCGGCCGAGCTGGACGTTCTCGCCGAACAACTCGGGCAGGACGCGGCGCGCCACCAGCACGTCGAGCCGCCGGCTGGAGACCAGCTCGATCAGCTCGGGGAGCGTCTCCTCCGTCACCCGGAGGCTGTAGAGCGTCCCCGAGACGCCGGCGTCCCGGCCCTGCGCCAGCACCGCCTCGTCGGCGTCCACGCCCACGACGAACTCCGCCATGCCGTTGCGGACCAGACGGTCGCCGATCAGCCCGTAGGAGCAGCCGAGGTCGAGCACGCGCGTGCCCCGCATGTAGACGACCGCCATCTCGAAGATGGCGTCGTGGATGCGCGGGTATCGGCCGGCCCTCCAGGCCGCCAGATAGCCGGGGTCGTCGAACCTCATCGCGCCGTCGTCTCGGCCGGGTACCACGCGAACGAGTAGCGATAGTCCGCGATGTTCTTCTTCTTGAAGACGCCGTCCTGGTAGAGCAGGTCGATCTCGTCCCGGGTGGCGCCGATCTCGATCGCCACCTCCTGCGGGTCGCAGTGGTGGACGTCGATCAGCTCCCGGACGATCGCCGACATGCGAACCGCGACGTGCGTGCCCTTCGCCCGGTTCATCCGGACCGTGAGGAGCATCGCCTTGTGGCGCGGCACGTCCAGCACCGCGCACGGCACCAGGCCGCCGTAGCGCGCCCGGAGCGCCGTGCTCTCCCGCGAGAGCATCGCCCGGTGGAAGCCGTCGATGATCTGGCCGGCCGGCGTGATCAAGATCGGCTGCACCCACCCGGTGACCAGGAGGCTCCGTTCGAGGAGCCGCAGCTCGGGCGTGAACACGACGTTCGGGTTGTAGTCGTTGGCGTCCAGCGAGGCCGCGTCGCGCCACTCGATCTTCGAGATGGGGTCGTTCGGGAAGTTCGTCACGAGGACACCTTGGGGCGAGGCGCGGGCAGGATTTCGCGCTTGTAGCTGCCCGACATGAAGGCGGAGAGCAGGTAGCGCGGCGGGTAGACCTCCGGGTCCTTGCGAGCCCGCCCCATCGCCGAGCGGAACCGCTTCAGCGCGAGGTCGAGCTGAGACCCTTCGAGGTTCTCCGTGATCCAGGCCTCCACGCCCTCGTAGGTCTGGCCGTAGCGGGCCTGGAGCGCCTCGCGGTTGAGGTCCCGGAAGTACCGCTCGTGCGCGAGCATCTCCGGGAACACCTTGATGACGCGCGAGTAGAAGTCCGGCGCCGTCGAGCGCAGGAGGTCGAACCGCTTCGCGTTCTCGGCGTGGAGCGGCGTCGAGACCCGGAGCTGGTTGCCCGCCCACATCTGCAGATCGTAGAGCGGGCAGTACCGGATGCCTCGATCGAAGAAGTAGCGGAAGACGTCGTCCTCCTCCCAATCGAAGATCGGCTTGCACAGCTTGACGTTCTGCGCACGCGGATCGACGACGCCGTTGATGTAGTTCTCGTTGAGCTTGTTCACGCAAGCCCGGAACCGGATCAGGCTCTCGGACGCCCTGATCCCTGTGAGGAAGGCCACCTTGCCGCGGAAGAACTCGGCCGTGAAAGCGTCCATCGAATACTGATCGAAGACCCGTGTGTCGCCCGGCGCGAGGCTCACGCCCCAAGGTGGCTTTTCGCGCACCCACTCACGGCCCGGGTCCCACTGCACATAGGGGCGGGAGACGCCGAGCACGTACTTCGTGGATGCCAGCGGAACGGTGAACCAGATCATCTTGATCCAGTCCTTCCGCCGATACTCGTCGACGAAGTCGATGACCTCGTCGGGGATCAGCTCCTCGTCCCGGAACACGACGTTCACGGGCTCCTGGAGGCCGCGCTCCAGCATCACCTCGCGCGTGAGGTGGAGGACCGCGAGGCTGTCCTTGCCGCCGGAGAACATCACGGCGACGCTGTCGAAGACGTCGAAGATGTGGTGCAGCCGACGCTTCGCTTCGGTCAGCACATCGACGTCGATGAACCGCTTAACCCTCGCCACTCTCGGTCTCCGCGATGTAGCGCGCGAGGCGCGCGCCAAGCGTCGGCTCGTCCGGGTACTTGCCGCGGAGCCGGCGCACGAGCCCGAACCAGGCCTCCTGTTGGGCCGTGTCGTCGAAGACGATGTTGAACTGGATCACCGGCGTCGAGACGCGCGGGCCGCCTTCGCCCTCGCCGTCGTCCGGCGGGAGCATCAGGCCCTCCAGCTCCGAGCCGGTGAAGCCGGTCAGCTCCAGCGTGAACTCTTCCTTGTGCAGCTCGCCCAGCTCGATGCGGAGCAGGCCCTCGTCCCACTCGCCCTTCTCGGTGAGCTTGTTGTCTGCGATCCGGTAGGCGCGCTTCTGCGCCTCCGTCCAGCCGCGAGCCGTCATGACCGGCACCTCGGTGATGCCGAGCTTGCGCGCCGCCGCGAGCCGACCGTGGCCGGCGATCAGCACGCCGTCCTCGTCGACCAGAACCGGCGTGGTCCAGCCCCACTGCTTGATGGAGGCGACCAGCTCGGCGACCTGCTCGTCCGAATGGGTCTTGGCGTTCCGGGCGTAGACCTGCAGCTCCTCCACGGAGCGCATTTCCACGCGCGCGGCCGGCCAGTTCGTGGGCTTCCGTGCCATTGCAACCTCTGCGGTGTAGGAGCGCGGGCCGCTCGCCGGCTGACCCATGCGCTGATGGCGAGGGTCTGAGGACCCCCTCAGACCCGACTTTTCCTCTGAGGCTCTCCCGGGGAAGCAAACCGGGTTTTTTGCCCCACGAAAAACGGCGAAATCCCGGGCTGCGCCGGCCGGGCGGGCCATCGCCGAGGTCGTACGGTCCCTAGCGACACCCCCCGGCCAGGGCCTGAGCCCTGCGCCGAGATCATAGGTTGAAGGCCCGAGCCAGCTTCCGTTGGATGGCCGGCACAACCTCTGTCTGCACACCCAGGTGGAAGGCCTCCAGGCTCTGCCCCTTGCCAATCTCCTTGGCGAGGTTCGGTCCATAGAGGGTTCGGATGTGGCGGTTGTCCGGGAGGGCGGCGCGTGGTCCCCGCTTCGGGTCCCAGAAGCTGCGCTGGAATGTGTGCGCTGGTCCCCAGGGATAGGACGTGACTTCTGGCGCGAAGTCTTGAGGCAGTGGACCCCACTGGCCCTTGCCTTTGCGCGGCTGAAGACGCCAGTGCTCCCGCCACGAGTAGCGCATCCACGCCCCGCCGGCGCGGCCCGTGGTCCTGATCTCGTCCGGGATGCGGATCGGTTTGCCCGTGGCGCGGATGATGTAGGTCTCCGAACCACCCGGGCAGTAGGAGGAGACGCGCTCGTTGATGGAGCGAGCGAGCAGCACGTTGGTCTGGATGCGCAGGGCCTTCTTGACCAGGGTGCGCGTCTTGTCCCCTCCGGCCTGCAGGCCTTCGGTGGCGACGCGCATCAGGCGCTCAGACAGGTTCTGGAACGGCGCCGCGATGGTGGCGAAGTTTCCAGAGACCCGGATGTCCACGGCACGCCCCAAAAAGAACCGAGCCGCCCGGGGAGGCGGCTCGGCTAAGGCCCATTCTGCAAGGAGACTGCACCGCAGTGAAGCGCGTTGGGTGAGGGGCTTACGCCGCCGACGCACTTCCCCGTCGCGGGTGCGCGCGAATAGAACCCTCGTTTCCAGCCCGGGTCAATCTGTCGATGTTATGACAGACTGAAACTCCGCCGGGAACGCCTGCACGAACACCTCCTTCGTGAGGGCCACAGACTGGCCGGCGGCGACCCGATGCACCATCACCTTGCGCAGCCGAGCGAGCGCCTCGCTGTAGGACATGGTCCGCCCGCCGGTGCGCGCCGCCGCCTGCCGGTACGCCTTGAACATGCGGTTGAACCAGCGCATGTGGCCGCTCTTGTTGGCCTCGGCGAGCATGGTGGTCATCCGCTCCACGCCCGCCTTGACCCGCTGCATCGCCACGTCGTGACAGGTGGCGCGGACGCCGGCGTCGAGCGACACGCGCTCGATCGCGATGCGCACCTGCTCCGCGGTGACGCGATAGCGGCCCTCGGGGGTGAGGCGCTCCTTGAAGAGGAGCTGGAGCCGCTCGACCACGAGGTCGGCCGAGACCTGGCTGTCCGTCCAGTAGGCCACCGTGACCTCGATCGGCACGGGGCTGTGGTCCTTCCAATAGCCGGCGGTCGCCAGGAGGTCCCGGCTCGTGCCGATGATGCACGGGCTGCCGGCCGCCGCGCACGCGACGTAGACGGCCACCACGCCGAACTGGAGCAGGTAGTCCCGCTCCGGCCCGCGCGGCAGCTCCAGGCTCACCACGTCCATCATTGCGGCTTGGGGACCACGACTTCGTAGTCGTCCTCGCCCCGCTCCTGAGCGTTGAAGGCGGCGTCCACCAGCGCGTGGGCGAACATCAGCGCCTCGGACCGCCGGTTCTCCGGGGCCAGACGCACCACGCTCGCCAGCGCCTCGCCGAGCCCGGCGATGGCCTCGGTGAGCGAATAGACCGTCTTGCCGGCCTCCCGCTCCCCGCACTGGTCGAAGTAGACCTGGACGGTGTGCAGGAGCCGGCAGTGCATGCACTCGGACGTGGCGCGCGGGTCCTTGTTGAGGTCCTCGACGATGATCACTGTCCCGCCTCCACGCTGGGCTCTTCCGACGCCCCCACCACGCTCGCCCTCAGCGCCACGTCCCGGGTGCCGACGTCGTCGCTCTTGTGCAGGACCAAGTCCCGCGGATCGTGGCGGGCGAGCGCATGCACCGAGATGACAATCTCGCCGCCGGCCGCGTGGACGGCGTGCCACAGCAAGAACCGCAGCTCGCGCGCCTCCGCGCGCAGCTCGCCGACCGAGTGCAGGGCGGAGGTGAGGCTGGTCCGCAGCTCCTCGGCTTCCTGGAGGTCCGCCTCGTGGGCGCTGCCCGACATGATTTCCTCGATTTCCCGCTCGCGGTCCCGGCACCGCGCCCGCCAGTAGATGAGGCAGATCGGAGCGGCCCAATCCCGAGCCAGCCACCCACAGCCGATGCCGCCGGCGAACATCACGATCAGCGCGAGCGCCGTGAGCCAGTCAGGAGGGGTGCCGCTCATTGCTTGGTGGCCTCGGCAGCCTCGCGCGCCGCGAGGACCTTGCGCACCTCGGCGATCTCCTCCCGGAGGTGGCCGTAGAGCTTGTCGTAGGCCTCGCAGAGTTCCGGCGGCAGGGACGACAGCGCGAGCGCCACGACGTAGAGCGTGTCCGCCATCGTGAGGTTCCGGGCCTTCCTGAACCGGTCCAGCTTCTGGACGAATTCCTGCGCGTGCTTGGCCGCGTGCTCGCGTCCGATCATGATCACCGCTTGCTCCTGTTGGCGCGGCGCCTCGGCTTGGCGAAGAAGGGCCGCCAGTGCGGCCACTCGCCGAGGCGCCCGGGACATCGGCGCCTCTCGTGCTGGTCCTCCAGCACTCGTTGCCAGTTCGGGGTCCACCCGAGCCGCCGGTACGGCCGGCAGACCCGCCCCTGATTGCGCCAGCGCGCCACCTCGAACCGCGGCATCTCGCGCTCGCCGAACTCGAGGCCGTAGGGCCGCAGGCGCCCACGCTTCACCCAGCACACACCCATGATCGCCTCCTCAGAAAACCAGGTCGCCGGCAGCGATGAGCCCGTCAGCGATGACGTCGCAGCCCTGCCAGTCCCGTTGCTGCCACACGGCCGCCGAGCCGCCCCAGGTGTGGGCGATCCACTCGAAGTCCCGGCCGACCGAGAACGCGAGGGCGGCGCGCTGCACCGCCAGCAACAGCCGGCGGTCGGTGGCGAGGAACCGGGCCGGCCACGAGATGGCGCGCTCCATGCGCGAGACCTCTTCCGCGGTCGGCAGCACCTTGGCGACGCGCTGCTTCTCCCGGAGCTGCGCCGCCTGCTGTGCGCCTTCCTGCTCGGCCAGGAGGTCCGCCCACTCGACCCGATAGGCCGGCCACGCGCGGCCGAACTCGCGGGGGCCGCGCGGCATTGGCATTCGGCGCAGCACCTCGAAGGCCTCCCACAAGCGAAGACCGACGTGCGGACCCGTCCACTGGTCGGGCACGAACTCGGGGGCCGGCACGCCGTCGAGCGGGTGCCAGCCGTCCACGATCTCCTGACCTGAGATGAGGCGCGCCATCCTCACGGCTCCAGGGGGTCGAAGAGACCGCGCTCGGCCGCGGGGGCGGCCGGCTCCGGCGCCGGGGCGCCGACCTTGCGCCGATAGTCCTCGGCGATCGCCTGCATCACCTCGATTTCACGATCCGCGGTCTGCTGGCGCATGTGCCCGAGCTGGACCAGCCGGCCATAGACGCGCAGCCGCTGGCGCACCTCTCGCTCGGCGCACCGGAGCTTCTCGTGATCAGAGATGGGGACAGAGATGGGGACAGACGGGGACAAGGGGGACATTTTGCTCAATCACCCTGCGCAGTGGTTGCGTGATTTGTGCCCGCGGCATCGGGATTTCCCGCCGCACTTGCCTGTGCGGCTGCGGCCCGGTCACGGGACAATCTCTTCGCCTTGGCCTTATCCCGTTCGGCGATCTCCCGGATTTCCTCGGCGTGGTCCTGACACCAGCCGACCAGCCGCATGACGGCCTCGGCCCGAGCGAGCTGCGTCTTGCTGGTGTCGTCCTGCCACGTCGCGAAGCGCAGCCGGGCGCGCTCGGCCTCGCCCGAGGCCCACCAGTACATCTCCCTGTGGGTGACCGCGCTCACGGCTCCACCTCGGCGTCAGGCGGCAGCACCTCGACGCCAACGGGGTCGCCCTCGGGCTCCGGAGAGGCCTCGTCGATCGGAGGCGCGTCGCTGTCGGCAGGGCCGGGAAGCTGGGGCTGAGCCCAGCCCTTCACGGGCTTGCCCGTGTACCAGATGAAGGGGCTGTCGACGTCCACGATGCCCGCCTTCGTGAGGTTCTCGCGGCCGCGCTGCAGGGCCTTCTTGATGCGCTCCCTGTACTTGGCCGGGTCGTCATCCTCGGGCGGCACGAGAGCCGCGTAGGCGGCCTTGACGTGGGTGTAGTCGACGACGAGCTGGACGCCCTTCCTCACTCGGCAGCTCGCCGGCGGCGCCACGCCGTGCTCACCGATGGCGCGCCGGAGCGCCTTGAAGAACACCGCCTCGGCGGCCCGGAGCGCCACGGGCTCCACCGTCTTGGTGGCGGGCGCCTCGACCTTCTTGCCCACCGGCAGGCAGACGCACGAGCTGATCTCCTTCCCGTCCTCCCGGCGGTGCCCGACGACCACGCGCATTAGCTCGAACCTGATCGGCTTGGCATCGGCGTCGTCCTTCTGCTTGCCGTTGACGGCGGTCCGGATGTCCGTGTCCGGGTCGCGGCGCACCTCGATCGCGTTGTCGATGTTGGCGAAGACGCTGGTGTGCCCGCGCGGCCGCTCACCGTTGGCGTTCTTGTGATGGACCAGCATCACATGGCAGCGGCACTCCTTCGCGATGAGCGTGACGTGGTCCATCACGGTGCTCATGTCCCGGCCGGAGTTCTCGTCCGCGCCGGCGGTCGCCGTCGCGAGCGTGTCGATCACGACCATCCGGAGCGGCGCCGGCGCCATCATGCGGCCGAGGGCTTTGATCTCGGCGATCAGGGCCTGGGTGTCGCCGTCCTTGGACCAGATGTTCACGGGGCTGCGGAGCAGCACGAACGGGAGCTGCTCGCTCGGCGGGATGCCGTTGTGCTTCCGGAAAGCCTTGACCCGCTTCGCGATACCCTTCGCGCCCTCGCCGGCCTGATAGACCACGCCGCCCTTGGCGAGCACCTTGTTCCCGAAGAACGGGATGCCGAGCACGACGCAGAATGCCGCGTGCATCGCGAGGAACGACTTCCCAGAGCCGGAGGCGCCATAGACCAGCGACTTGTCGCCCACCGTGAGCCAGTCGTCGATCAGCCACTCGTGCTGCTCGAAGGTGTCCCGCTCAAGCTGATGGAACCAGACCGCGCCGAACTTCGACCGGAACGTCTCCGGGTCCGGCGGGGGCGCTTCGAACTCCGCCTCGCCGTGCTCCACGTCCACCGCGGTGCGCAGCTCGCGGGCTATCGCCCGAGCCAGGTCCTCCGCCTCTGCGAGGTCGGCCGGCGACGTCGAGGCCATCAGCCGGGCGAGGTACTGGCCCGGCGTCATGCCGTCCGGCAGCACCGGGGCGTCATCCGGCCCCTTCACCGCCGCGACCAGCTTCTCGATCGCCACCTTCTCGCCGGCGCTCTCGGCGCCGATGATCGCCGCAAACAGGCGGCCATGCTCCGGGAGGAGGAAGTCGGACGGGCCGATCTCTTCCTCGGCCGCGAGCGCGAGCCCGGGATGGCAGAGGATGATGCCCAGGAGCTGGCGCTCCAGGTCCACGGCTTCGGCCCCGCGCAGCGGGTGCAGCTCGGCAGCGTCAGGGGAGAGCATCGCCATCCCCCTCGTCCCCGGTATCGAGCACCGCGGCGTAGAGATCGTCCCGGGCGACGGTGTCCAGGATTTTGGTCGCGATCTGGCGCCGGCTCATTCCGCGGCGCCGGCCCTCGTCCGACAGCATGCGCAGCACGTCGGGGTGAGCCTGCAGGACCAGCACGCCCTTCTCGGCGAGCGCGTGCCCGGCGAAGGAGATGCCGTAGCGGGAGGCCCGGTACTTCACCTCCGTGAGGGTGACCCCGAGCCGCGCCGCGGCGGCCGGCATGCTGTCGCCGGCGTCACGAGCCTTCTCCAGTTCGGAGCGCCACCACTCCTCCGGGCGCGGGGTCTTCGGCGTTCGACCACCCTGCGACATCACAGCCCCCGCACATCGGCGGACCGGTCGACGCAGAAGCACTGGTAGGCCCAGAGGGCGAGCGCGTCGGCAGCGTTGTCGTCGGCATATTGCCAGCCGAGCGCGGCGCAGCGGGCCATCACCATCTTCTTGCCCTGGTTCTTGGGCGGCCGGCCGGTGCCGATGAAATACTTCCTGATTTCGGAGATGCCGCCCTCGCGCAGCTCGACGCCGTCCGGCACCACCTCCTCAACGTGCTCGGCCATGCCGATCAGCAGCCGGACGGTCTGCACGTTGGTGTTGCCGTGGATCATCGACGCCACAGGGCTCTCGTAGGTGACCATCCGCGTCCGGTTCACGATCAGGAAGTCGGACAGCCACCGCCGGAGCGAGCGATAGACGGCGCGGCGCAGCTCCCCTTCGGGGATGCCCTCTTCCTGCTTCGGCGTGATCAGGCGGACGGAGCCGGAGGTCGGCTTCTGCCCGGGCGCGCCATAGGCCCAGCCGAGCCGCTTCGCCACGTCCAGAGCGAGGATCGGATAGTCACGCATCACGGCCCCCGATCCAGGCGCATCCGGACGCCCGGCGGCCAGCCGGCCGCCTGGAGCTTCACGGCGACGTCGTGGACGGCCTCCCAATTCAGGCCGGCCAGCGAGCACACCTCCCGGAAGTCCCGCGAGCGTCCGGTGAGCCAGCGCCGGGCGGCCTCGCGGTTGAGCGCCGCGCTGCGGTCGGTGGAGAGCACGTACTTCGTGTGGGTCTTGCCTACGAGGCAGTAGGTCGCGCAGGCGTCGGAGATCGCCGCCTGGATGACCGCGAGCCACAGCGCCCGCTCGGGGCACTTCAACTCGATGTCATTGTCCGGGTGCATCAGCGCACCGCCTGCTCGATCTCGGCGATCTTGCGCTCGATCCGGTCGGCCTTCGCCATCAGGTCACGGTGCTTGGTCTCCGCTTCACGGATCGTCGCCTTCAGGGCGCCGATGGTGGCGGTGAGCTTGTCGACCTCAGCGCGGGCGTCGGCCACGAGCTCGCGCGCGTCCTGCGCCAGAGCGGCGATGCCCTCGTTCATGCCGCTGTCGCCGAACCGGCGCCGGCGGACGTCGACCACCCAGGCGCGCGGCACGCCGAGATGGGTGGCGACCTTCGCGTCGGTCCAGTCGCCGGTGTAGCTCTTGCGTGAGGTGTCGTAGACCTCCGCGAGCTGCTCATAGACGACGAAGGCGTCGTCGAGCGTCATCTCCCGCGGCGCGTTGCTCGGGGCGGGCTGCTCCGGGGCGGCCGCCGCCGTGATCTCCGGCGCCGGCGCGGCCGCAGGCTCGATCTTCTGCATCTCGGGCTCCTTGCTTGGGGTGACCACCTTCAGGCGCTCACGGCGCGCCTTGCGGGCCGCAGCGAGGCAGTCCGGGCATCGGTCGTGCTCGGGCTTGTTGCCGAGTTCCCACCCGGCCCGCTTCATGATGCGCAGGAGGTCTTCGTTCGCGCGGGCGCCGCCGAAGGTGTTGGCGCTCACGTCGTGGACGTTGCCGCAGGAGCATCGGAACCGATGGACCCTGCGGGAGGTCGGGGTGCCTGCGGTGGGCGGCACCAGGATCGGATCAAACCGGCGACGGGACATGGCGATCTCACAGAAGCGGGCGCCCCCTCACAGCGCGCCCGTGGTCCTCAGTTGAGCGTGACCGCCGTCTCGGCCGGCTCGTCCTCGTCGGCCTTCGTCTTGCGGGGCTTCTTCATGCCGGCGAGCCGGGAGGCCCCGTTGTCGACCTCGACCTGCGTGGCGGGCTCCTCCGCCGCCGCCGCGCCGCCCTTGCGCTTCAGCACCTCGGCGAAGAGCGGGAGGTCCGCCGCGTCGCCGAACGCCTTGGCGATGTCGTGGACGGTCTCCTGGTGCTTGGGCTCCAGGTCGTCGAGCACCGCTCGCGCCTTCGCGATCTGATCACGGACCTTCAGGAACTTCTTCAGGGCGCGCGACGGGACGCCGCGCGCGTCCGCCTCCTGGAAGACGCCCGCGATGCGATCGCGGATGTCCCGGCACCGCTTCATGTAGGCGCCGCGCTCGCTGTCGAGGTCGCCCTTGCACTCCTCGATCCGCTCGACGAGGTCCTGGACCAACGCCGGCTCGAACTCCGTGAACTCGTTGGTTCCTTCTTTCGCTTTCCGTGCCATTTACCTCTCCTGGTGGTGCTTGGTTAGCTCAGCTTGCCAATGCGGGTAAAATTCCTTGCCACCATTGGCAAGGTGTGCTTTCCAATTACGACGCGGCCCGGGCGGGGACCGGGTAGAGGTCAGGACGGATTTGATGAGGCGGCAGGCCGGTGACTTCGGACACAGTGAGGACGCGCTCCGGCGGAACGCGGCGCCACTGGTAGACCGCCTGCCGTCCGATCCCGAGGGCTTTCGCGACCTTCACCGCGAGCCCCTTGGTGGAGCGGATGTAGGCGATTGCCGGGTCCATTGGTCAGTCCTGGTCAGGTGTGCTTCAGTGGTCTGGTTAGCTGGCCTAACCACGATCGCTACGATAGCGGGGATCGTCCTGTCAAGTCAGGGGAGGAGTGCGTTGTCCTTCGAGTGTGAAAATGCGAGGAGATGTAGATGGTTAGTAAGGGGATCGGGCAGCGTCTGAAGGCGGCCCGCACGCATGCCGGGATGACCGTGCGTGACATGGAGAAACACGTCGGGCGGTCGCACGGGACGATCACCAACGCCGAGAACGAGAAGTACGGGCTCACGATCCAGGTGATCGAGGCTTGGGCTCGCGCCACCGGCGTCTCGACCTCCTGGCTCGCAACTGGCGAAGGGGAAGGCCCTCCCACGATCGGCGAGCCGGAAGTGACCTCGCGAATAGCTGCTCACGAGATGGCCTCGATCCGAGAGGTCGGACGGCCGCGCGGCGAGGCCACCGTCTTCTGGCGCATCCCGAAGGCGATGTGCCGCTACGTCCTCAAGGCCGAGGCCAAGCACCTGGTCGTCCGGCAGGTCAATTCGGACGGCATCCCCGGCGTGTCCGCCGGCGACTACGTGTTCATCGACACCTCGCAGCGGGAGCCGGTGAAGGGCGCCGTGATGCTCGCCCAAGACGCGAATGGGGCGGTGATTGCCGCCAGAGATCGGGCAGGCAAGATCGTAGGTAGAGCGGTGGGCCACCTTCGCCCAATGTAATTGGCCCGGGCCTTGCTATATTATAACTCAGAATAGACAATTGAGGGGGGCCGAAGGCCCCCCTCTCTATTTGTAGTAATAGTATATTTCGGAAACTGATGAGTCATTATGCGCGAGAATGTGTAACTAAGCAGTTCCTTGTTGCACACGCCGACACAAATCGTTAATAAATACTTACGATAGGATTAAACCTACAACTCAAACGCTTCCAAGCACATCATCACACCCCTGAAATTGCCCAGCCCCACTCCAGAAGTCGGTCGGTAGGAATTTTGCGGCGTATTGGTTAGCTCCGCTTGACAAGCTGTGGCAAGCCCAGCTAGACAAACGTGGTAAGGCCGCCTAACCGAAATGCGGAGACTGGAATGCAAGCGGGCTTGGACCTTGTGGCGCTCGCACAGCGGATCGCCGCCAATTCCGCCGCGAAGAACGACTTCGTGGTGGACACGCGCCAGATGGAGATGCGGGTGGGCGAGGACGGCGGCGTGCGCCTCGCCTTCGATGCGAACGGGGAGCGCGAGTTCAGCGTCCGCCCGGTCGCCCACGACCAGATCGGGCAGCGCCTGCAGGTGCCGGCCCGCTACTACAACCGGATGCTCGAAGGCTCCGTGGAGGAGCGCCGCCTTCTCGCTCGCAACGTGAACCACTGGTTCTCCCGCGAGCCCGAGCGGCGCATGGTCCGCACCCTCGACAGCTCGGCGCGGGCGTTCCTCTCGGACCGCTATCGCCGGATCGACCACGAGGACATCGCCGACAGCGCGCTCCAGACGCTCGCCGAGGTCCCCGGCGTGCAGGTGGTGAGCACCCAGCTCACCGAGGCCCGCCTCTACATCCAGGCCGTCACGCCGCGGCTCCAGGCCGAGGTGAAGGTCGGGGACGTGGTGGAGGCCGGCGTCATCGTCCGCAACAGCGAGATCGGCCTAGGCTCCGTGTCCATCGCCGCCCTGGTCCGCCGTCTCGTGTGCCTGAACGGGGCCGTTGTGCCGGACAACTCGTTCCGCGCCTACCACGTCGGCCGCCGCATCGAAGAGGACGGCGAGCTGCAGTGGGCCGACGACACCCGGCAGGCGGATGACGCCGCGATCCGGCTGAAGGTCCGCGACATGGTCCGCGCCGCCTTCGACGAGGCCCGGTTCGCGCAAACCGTGGACCGCATGCGGCGCCTCGCCGGCGCGCCCATCAAGGGTGACCCCGTGAAGGCCGTCGAGCTGCTCGCCAAGAAGGTCGGCGCGACCGAGGGCGAGCGCACCAGCATCCTGCAGTCGCTGATCCGCGGCGGGGACCTTTCCGCGTGGGGCCTCATGAATGCCGTGACGCATCAGGCCCACACGGTCACCGACTACGACCGCTCCGTCGAGTTCGAACAGGCCGGCGGCGCGCTGATCAATCTCCCCTCCAGCGAATGGAAGGAGGTGCTCGAAGCGGCGTGATGACGGGCGCCGAACGGCCGGGGCGGCACGCAACAAGCCGCCCCTTATAGGAACCACGACCCCCCACTAGGCGACGAAAATGTCCCTGTTTCTGCTGAAGGAAGCTGCAAAGGCCTCGGTCCTGCTCGCCATCTGGATCGTGGTCTGGTGCCTCTCGGATGGCGACCGACTTGCTACCCAGGCGGCGGTCAACACCGGCCTCTGGTGCGCCGTGGCCGCCGCGGTCGCGGGGCTCGCTCTGGCCGCGAGCGCCGTCTTGCTGGCCGCCGCCACCTCCGTGAAGGCGGAGGGCCGCGCGCGATGACCGTGATCAGCCTGCAGTCTCGCCGCGCATCTCGCGGGGTGGCGAGCCCCCTGGCGGAAGAGCCGGAGGTCCGCGAACGGGTCACGAAGTCCGTCACGAGGAACGTGACGCTGGTCGCCACGTCGCTCCTGAAGCTCTCCGGCCGCACCGCCTTCATCACGTTCCTGACGAACGTGATCGTCACCTGCTCGGCGCTCCTGGTGAAGGAGGGAGGCCACGAGGCCCGGGACGCGGCGATCGGGATCGCCATCGACCACACCGACTGATCACCACCAGAGGAGAACCCGAATGAAGCGTGTGACCATCGCGGCCGCAGTGCTGCTCGCCGCCGTCTCCACGGCGGAAGCGCGTCGGGCGGCGTTCCAGACCGGAGGCCGGCTGGAGTGCGACGACCGCTACCCGTGGACCTGCGACGTGCGGGGGTGGGAGGTGCCGGCCAGCCGGGCACCGATCCGGCAGCGCGGCGATGCGCTTCCCCGTGTGGCGGGGCTCGTCGCCCCGCTCGCGACCAAGGCCGCCGAGATCGTCACCGCGTGCGGATCGCAGATCATCTCGTCCGTCCGGAACACGCTCGTGGCCGGCACCCGCCGGGTGTCGCTCCACGCGACCGGACAGGCCGTCGACCTCCGCGGCAACCCGAGCTGCATCTACTCGATGCTGCACGGGTGGCCCGGCGGGGCGACCACCGACTATGGACGTGTGAACCACGTCCACATCTCCTACGGGGGCCGCGAGCACGGGCTCCGGTTCACCCACGGGAGCAGCCGCAAGAACAACGCGGGGCGGCATAGCCGTGCCCGCGGTGGCAAGGCCAGATAACCAAACACTGCAAGGAGACCTTCATGTCCGTCAACCCCGCCATCAAGTCGCTGGTCACCGACCTCGGCGCCAAGGTGACCGACGACGTCGGGAACGTGATCCAGCGGTCCTTCAACCTCCTCCCCATGCCCTTCGGGGCGAAGATGTACCTCGCGCTCTGCGCCTCCGAGCCCGGCGTGATGCTCCTGTCCGCGATGATGAACATGCGGGAGGGCGACCGGCCGAAGAACGAGGAGGAGGTCGCCAAGCTGATCACGGCCGATGCCGTCCTGTGGGCGTCGCTGCTCCTCGCCGCCAGCCTGACCGCCCGCTACCTGAAAGGCCCCGGCGATACCGTCCAGGAGGCCCACAAGAACTTCGAGACGCTCACCGGCCGCAAGTTCCACGCCCGGATCGACGAGTGCTCGTGCCCCGACTGCAAGGCCCGCCGCGAGCGCGAGGCTGCTGAGGCCCGGCAGCCGGAGAGCGAGCCCGTCGCCGCGGCCGGCGCGAACTGACCACCACCACCCAAGCAAGGACGACTGCAATGAGCGAGAAGACACTGATCGAGATCAACGGCGTGAACATGGAGGTCGACCTCCGCTACGCGAAGCGCGTGGACGAGTTGCGCATCGGCGACCGTGTGAAGGTGCTGATCAAGAGCGCCTACAGCGCACACGAGGTCCACCCGGGCGTGATCGTCGGCTTCGAGCCGTTCAAGGAGCTGCCCACCATCGTGGTGGCCTACATCAAGGACAACTACGGCACGGCCGAGCTGAAGTTCCTGCACTACAACGCCAAGAGCGACGGCGCCGAGATCGTCGCCGCGGCGGACGAGGACTTCCATCCGGACCGCGACCGCATCATGGCGCACTTCGACCGGCAGATCGCGGCAAAGCTGCGCGAGGTCGAGACGATCCAGGAGCAGCGCCGGTACTTCGAGCTGAACTTCCGCCAGTATTGGGAGCGCGTCGCGCCGCCGGCGCCCAAGCACGAGCCCGAAGTGCTGGAGGGCTGACGATGCTCGGCCACAACCACACCCCGCCCGCCGGCGCGATCGTGGTGCGGCCGGCCCGGCCGTGGGGCCGCGTGATCGCCACCACCGGCCGCACGATCTACGTGCGGCTCGCCGGCGGCGGCACCGAGTATTGGCCGAAGGCCGCCACTTCGGTGGCCCCGGCGCCGCGGAGGAAGCGGAGGGCCTGAGATGCCCGCCCCGCGGCCGAAGACGAAGGCGCGCCCCATCGTGATCAGGGGCGCGCCCCACTGGATCAGGACCCTCAATGCAGACGGGAGGCGGTGGCCGAACAAGGGCGCCTCCTTTTCTGCTGACCGGCTTGTCCAGGTGACCTTGCCAATCGTGTGCGAACCCGATCGGCGCCCAACGATCATCGTGAGGCTGTGACGTGAAGATCATCCAGAACCCGACCCTGCCCATCGACCGGCCGGGCGTCTACGCCGGCATCCCGCTCCGGCGCTACCACTCGGCGGACATCACGGTCGGCCCGTGCGTCTCGTCGAGCGGGCTGCGCACGCTGGTGGAGGCGAGCCCGAAGCACTTCTTCGCGACCTGGAGCGGCAACCCGGACGCCCCGCCGGACGAGCCCTCGCGAGCCATGATCCTCGGCTCGGCGGCGCACCACCTGCTGCTCGGCGAGGACGCCTTCTCCACCCTCTACATCGCCCGGCCCGACGAGCTGGCCGACGAGTGGGGCGAGATGAAGCCGTGGCAGGGCAACCGGAAGGTCTGCAAGGCCTGGCTCGCCGCGCAGGAGCAGGCCGGCCGCATCGTCCTCACGAGCGCCGAGCTGGACAGCATCAAGGGCATGGCCCGCGAGCTGGCGAAGACGCCCGAGGTGCAGGAGGGGCTCCTCAATGGGCTGGTCGAGCACTCGCTGATCTGGCGCGACGCCGAGACCGGGCTGTGGCTCCGGGCGCGGCCGGACGTGATCCCCACCGACAGCGGCATGTTCGCGGACCTGAAGACGATCCGCGACACCAGCATCCCGTCGATCAGCATGGCGATGGACGGCTACGACCAGCAAGCCGCGCTGGTGTGGGAGGGCGCTGAGGCGCTCGGCCTGGAGGTCGAGAGCTTCACGTTCCTCTTCGTGGAAAGCGACGCCCCATGGGACGTCGTGCCGATCGTGGTGCCCGACGAGGACCTCGCCGAGGCGCGCCGCGCCAACCGCGCCGCCATCCAGATGATCGCGCGCTGCATCGAGAAGGGCGAGTGGCCGGGCCGCGGCTATGGCGACGCCCGCGTGATGGGCATGGGGCAGGCCGCACGGGAGCGCCGGGCCAAGCGGGTCGAGTTCATCGAGACCATGCTCGGGGAGACGTTCTGATGGCCCTGGACGTCCAGAAGATCGAGGAGAAGATCGACCGCGCCATCGCCGGCGCGGTCCCGGTCTCCGACAACATCGGCGGCGTCGCCTTCACCAGCATGTCAGAGGTGATGGAGTTCGCGAAGCTGATGAGCGTCGCGGGCACCGCCGTCCCGCCCCACCTCCGCGCCAACCCCGGCACCTGCCTCGCCATCTGCATCCACGCCCTAGAGTGGCGAATGTCCCCCTTTGCAGTCGCCAATAAGAGCTACGAGGTCGAGAACCGTGGCGAGAAGCGGCTCGCCTTCGAGAGCCAACTGACCCACGCCGTGATCGAAGCCCGGGCGCCGCTGAAGGGGCGCCTCCGCTACGAGATCATCGGCGAGGGCGACGAGCGCCGCTGCAAGGTGTGGGGCACCTTCAAGGGCGAGACCGAGCCGCACGTCTACGTCTCGGAGACGCTCGGCAAGCTGCGCGACGCGCGCGGCCGGAACCAGTACGGGCAGGTGAAGGGCTCCCCGCTGTGGGACACCCAGCCCGAGGTCCAGCTCTTCTACAGCGCGTCCCGGCAGTGGTGCCGCATCTACGCGCCGGACGTCCTGCTCGGCATCTACACCCGCGAAGAGCTGGAGGACGAGGGGTTCGAGAACGCGAAGGACGTGACGCCGAAGCGCCTGTCGCTGGCGCAGCGCCTGCGCGATCGCAAGGGCCAGAAGGACACGCGCGGCTTCAACGCCGAGCACGTCCAGAAGGAGGCGGACGCCGTGCGCGACGCCGCCAAGCCGGCGGCCGACACGGTGATCGAGGGCGAGGCCTCCACCATTCCTGCGGGCGGCGAGCCGGCGAGCCCGGCGGACCCCGAGCGCGCGCCGGCCGAAGCGGCGAGCCCGGGGGCGACGCCGGCCGCCGATCCGCAGGACCCCATCAGCGCCGAGACGGGCGAGGGCTGAGATGGCTGAGCCGTCCAACACCCTCACGGCGCTCGACGCCGAGCTGATCCTCGCCCTGCTCGGCCGGGGCATCAATCAGCACGACATCGCAGCCCTGTTCCAGGTGAACCCGGGCCGCGTCGCCGAGATCGCCACCGGCGAGAAGTTCGCCGGCTCCCGCCCCGCGGACCTCAACGAGCCCTCGGTGCGCCAGCACCTCGTGACGACCGCGATGTTGGCGGCCGGCCGCATCCACCGCGTGGCTCTGATGGGGCTCGGCACCCGATGACCGAGACCCTCAACGAGCGCGGGCTCCGGGACACGATCACGGGGCTCGAAGAGATCAACCGGGCGATCAGGAACGCCGCGCGCGCCGCCGAGCAGAAGGTGGCCGAAGGCGAAACCGAGCTGCTCGCCCTCCGGAAACTCACCTCCTACGTCGCCGCCCAGATCGACGACGCGAAGGCCGCACTGGACACCCTGATGGGAGAGCAGACGTGAAGATCGAGGCCATGATCCCGGAGGACGGGATGATCCAGGACCCGCGCGAGTGGAGCCGCGAGGGCTGGACGACGGAGCCGGAGGAGCTGGAGGTCAGGAAGGTGGCCGACGCCACCGGGCCGGCCTTCAAGGCGTCGGGCAAGGCGTGGACGCGCGGCGGGCTCGCCCTGGTGCTGGTGAACGTGGCGGTCGCGCCGGCGTTTGTGGAGGCCGTCAAGAAGCAGAGCGGCCAGGACCTCACCGGCTTCAAGGTGGGCGTGGTGCTGCTCACGCACCTCGCGACCAGCTACCCGCTCGCGCGGTTCGCCACCATCGAAGATGCGGCCGCGGCCGTGGAGCTGTCCGAGAGCGTCGGTGACTGGTGGGAGGACGTGGACCACGCTCTCGTCGACAAGATCGCCGCCGGCACAGCGAAGACGCCCGAGAGCGTCATGCGCGTCAGCGAGGTGTGGCGCGCCGCCGGCTTCGTCGAAATCACGCTGCCGCCCGCCGAGATGAGCTGCCTCGTGATGAAGCGCCAGTTCGCCGCCCCGCAGATCAACGCATAGGAGCGGGCCATGCACCGAATTCTCCGCGACACCATCGACCTGATCCGCGCCGCCGGCAGGACCGACATCATCCACCGCCAGCGCAGCCGCCACACCGAGGTCGCCTTCAACGCGAACGGCCGGCCGGCCCGAGTGCTGGTCCACAAGGGCGCCGAGACGCAGCACTACGAGATGCCGCGCCTCCGGTCGCAGGTCCGCCGCGCGATGGAGGGACGCTGATGGCCGGTTCCATCAACAGGGCGACGCTGCTCGGCAACGTCGGCGCCGACCCCGAGATCAGGCGGACGCAGGACGGACGCCCGATCGCGAACCTCCGGCTCGCCACCTCCGAGACGTGGCGCGATCGCAGCACCGGCGAGCGCCAGGAGCGCACTCAGTGGCACCGCGTCGTGTGCTTCAACGAGGGCCTCTGCAAGGTGATCGAGCAGTATGTAAAGAAGGGGGACAAGGTCTACATCGAGGGCGCGATCGAGACCCGGAAGTGGCAGGACCAGTCCGGGCAGGACCGGTACTCGACCGAGATCGTGATGCGGCCCTTCAACTCCACCCTGGTGCTGCTCGGCGGCAAGGGCCGCGGTGGGGGCGGTGGCGGCGACGACGATGACGACGCGCCGCCCCGGGAACGCTCCGGCGGCAGCCGCACGCGGTCCCGCCGCGACGACCTCGACGACGAAATCCCGTTCTGATCACGAGGCGCGCCGTGGGCGACATGGGCGACGACTTCAGGGCGTGGCGCGAGCACAAGCGGCAGCGAGCCGCCGAGTTCCGCGCCCGCATCCCCGCCGCGCTGAAGACGCTGGCCGAGGCCGGCATCCGCGTCCGGTGCCTGGACCACGGGGAGCACTACCGGGTCGACGAGCGGTTCGACTGGTGGCCGAGCACGGGCCGGTGGCGGTCGCTGGACGGCAAGCAGACCGGCTTCCGTGTGCGCTCCCTGATCGCGGCGGTCACCAGCTCGAAGTGACATGGCGACCAGGAAGCACATCTCCCTGAAGACGAAGTTGGCCGCGGCGCTGCTCACGCTGCGCCGGGTCGACGAGAACGGCGTGCTCGTGCCGATCATCCCGCACGAGCACGCCAAGCTGATGAGCGCCGAGCAGATCATCAGCCTGTTTCAGTGGGACCACTACCCGATCCCCCACGCGCTCGGCGGTCCGGACGAGCCGTGGAACCTGCAACCCGAGCTGATCAGGCCGCACCGCGTGAAGACGGCGACGCAGGACGTCCCGACCATCGCGAAGACGAAGCGCCTTTCCGCCGAGCAGGAGGAGTTCCGGCGCCGGGTTCTGGAGAGGCCGTGCGGTCAGCCGCGCGAGCGCAAGGGCCGGTGGCCGAGCCGGCCGTTCAGGAGGAAGTCGTGACGAACGAGGACGTGATCTCGCTGGTGCGCGCCAAGGCCGAGGCCGCCCTCAGCCATGTCGTCCTGAGCAAGGCCGAGGTGACCGCGGTCCTGACCGCGCTGGACAATGCCGTCGCGGATCGAGCGGACGCGCACGCCGCGGTGCTCGACATCTCGCGTGCGGTGATGGCGGCCCCGTTCCGCCCGGCGGAGGGGGAGACGGAGGACTGCCCGGAGTGCTGCGGCACCGGGCGTTTCATGGGGCGGTTCGGCGGACCCGGCTGGCCGGACTGCCCGGCGTGCGGCGGCGCCGGGAGGACGTGGAAGTGAACATCGTCAACACGAGGCTGATCCCGACCGTCACCCAGAAGGACATCGACGCGCTCCTGGAGGTCGGCGGGCGCGCCATCCATGCGGAGTTCCTGCGCGGGGCCAACTCCAAGCGGGACCCGAGCGAGAGGTGGGACACCGCCCCGCTCACCGTCCGCGAGAGCTTCATCCGCGAGTTCGGCGCCGCGGTGAACGCCATCACCGCCGCCGGCTGGGAGATCAGGAGGAAGCGATGAGCAGAAACGAGGTCATCCCGTTCGAATTCGAGAACCGCACCATTCGCATGGTCGAGCTGGATGGGGAGGTCTGGTTCGTGGCCTCCGATGTCGCGCGAGAACTCGGGTACGCCGAAGCCAAAGACCTGACCCGAACCTTGGATGCGGACGAGAGGGGTCGGCACATTGTGCCGACCCCCTCCGCGGACCAGGATATGTCGATCATTTCGGAGCCGGGACTGTACCGAGCGATCGTCCAGCGCCGGGCGACCAAGAGGATCGCTCCCGACCTTGCTGAGAGGGTCAGCCGGTTCCAGAGGAAGGTGTTCCATGAAGTCCTGCCGGCGATCCGGAAGACCGGCGAGTACCGCGCGCCGGGGAAGAGCCCGGCCCGGCTGACCCGTGACGCCGCTCGGGAGGCCCGGCTCTCGTGGAAGCTCGCGACGAGCATCGCCGCGAGCGTCGGCCTCAAGGGCAACCAGCTCCTGATCGCCGCCAACCGCTACACCCGCCGGGTGCTCGGCATCGACATGCTCGAAACGATGGGCGTGCCGCTCCTGCCAGCGCCCGAGCCCGAGGTGCTGCTGACCGCCACGGACATCGGCCAGAAGCTCGGCGGGCTGTCCGCGCAGCGCGTGAACGAGTTGCTGGAGCGGCACGGCTTTCAGAAGAGCGTCCGCGACCACAAGGGCCGCCTCCATTGGGAGCCGACCGACAAGGGGCTGAAGGCGGGCGGCCACATGGTCGAGGTCGAACGCTCGAACAAGACCGGCGAGGCGCGCCAGCTCCGATGGGCGTCCAGCATCGTCCAGGCGCTCCGCGAAGCCATGCTCCCGAAGCCCTCCACTGACGACCTGCCGCCCGCGCAGGGAGCCCTCCTGTGAGCACCATGCGAGAGGCCAACATGACCGAGCAGACGATCGACATCTCGGCCCTCGGCCCGGCGCAGCCGATCACGCCCTGCGGCGCGGTCAGCCGGCTGTGCCTGAACCCGGAGGGGAACGTCTCGGCGGGCTCGCGCGCCTACCAGACGAAGGCGAGCATCGCCGCCGAGGCGACGCGGCTCCTGGAGCAGGCGCGAGCGCGCGACGTGGAGACGCACGAGAAGAACATCCCGGCGATCGACCACAACACCCAGATGCGGAAGCTGCTCAACATCGTCATGAAGCGGGCCGGTGTCCCGGAGGAGCTGACCAAGGTCGATCCGAAGAGCCGCAGCTACCCGCCGAAGCGGCGGCGCGTGAGGGCCGAGTGGATCACGGAGGTCTGCGAGGCCTTCCCGGTGGAGGACAACTTCGCCCGCGCCTCGAGCGACTACGAGCGGCTCCAGAAGGCCTATCAGGCCTACACGGCCGAGGCCGAGAAGGAGAAGGCCAAGCTGGAGGCGGAGCAGGCCGCCGCGCTCGCCCGCCGGCAGGCGGACATCGAGTACGCGATGCTGCTCGTCCGCTACGGGCTCGGCGCCGACGCTACCGCCTACGACCTCCTCCGGGCGATCCGGGCGAAGTCGAAGATCGTCGACCTCGCGGTCGCGATGGAGGAGGTGCGCGGCGACTGGAATGAGGGGTGCGAGCCCGTCACGGACGCGCTCGGCCGCTTCACCATCGAGACCGACCAGGACCGCGAGATCGCCGCCGACGTCCACGCCGCCGTGAACAGCTTCCACGACTGCCAGGACGGCCGCGTCTTCCGCGACACGGCCTGGAATTACGGCCGCCTCTACGGGCTGGTGCCGGCGGAGCTGGCCGCCGACGCGAGCAAGGCGCTGCACATGGCGAGGCGCTGGTAATGGGCACCGAGGCCGAGCTGCTCGCTCTGAAGAGCAGCATCATGCTCGCGCTCGGCAGCGTGGACCGCATGCTGGAGCGCCGGCGGCTGAACACGACGGACCTCAACAGCGCCAACGAGAACCTCAGCAACGCGCGGAAGCTGATGGGGCACCTGCTCCTGCGCGAGGCAAAGATGCGCACCCGCACCCAGGAGGAGGACATCTGGGATCGAGCCGCCCGGTGGGCCAACGATCCCTTCTTCAAGGAGAAGGTCGACGAGGCGCTGCGGGCTTCGAAGCCCCGCCGCGCCGGCGGCTCCTCGAGCTCCTCCGGCTTCCGCTACACCCCGCCGCGGTCGCCGGATTGCTGGTCGGTGCTCGGGCTGCAGCCGGGCGCATCGAAGTCCGAGATCAACGCCGCGTGGCGGGAGCTGGCGAAGACCAAGCACCCGGACGTGGGCGGCAGCGACGAGGCGATGGTCGAGCTGAACCAAGCCCGCGCCGCCGCGCTCGCGATGGCGAGGCTCTGATGGCGATCGGCGACGACGTGAAGAAGGCGCACAAGGCGCTCGCCGGCGCGGCCGGCAAGCTGTCGCTGATGCTCGCCCGGAAGCGCATCAATCCGGGCGAGCTGGCACATGCGGCGCTGCTCGCGCAGGAGGGGGCCGTCACGCTCGCGCGGCTCAGGGACGGACTGCCGGTACCGACGACCAACAGCGAGCCGGAGGACACAACGTGCTGACCACGGAAGAGGACGCGCGCACGAAGCTGTGCCCGTTCCAGAGCCACTGCATCAACGAGAGCGGCGTGATCCAGCACTACGAGCCGCCGGTCTATCACCCCGCCATGTGTGCCGCGTCCGAGTGCATGGCGTGGCGCTGGGGGCCGCTGCCGATCGACGGCCCCGAGTGGGTGACCGCCGTGCAGAAGGCCGCCGAGGAGATCGGCGACAGCACCCCGAACAAGCGGAAGGCCGTGCGCTTCGTCGCCGAGAACCGGGAGCGGTTCGGCCTGCCGACGAGACCGACGCGCGGCTGGTGCCGCCGCCTCAGCGACACGAAGACCGAGGCTTAGGAGAGCAGCATGTTCGACAATGCGGTTGGAGACCTCGAATGAGGAGGCGCGATCGCGAACTCTCGTGCCCGCCAGGCCTCCACCCGGCTGTGGCGAAGATCGTTGTGGCCCTTGCACGGGCCGACGCCCGGCGGGATATTGCTGCCCAAGCAAAAAAGGACTGCAAGGATGAAGCGAGCGGCGATTTACGCCCGCTTTTCGACGGAGCTGCAGAGCGACCGGAGCATTGAAGATCAGGTCGCCCTCTGCCGCGAGTTCGCGAAGCGGAGCAATTTCCAGGTCGTCGGGCTTTACGACGACCGCGCCCGGTCCGGTGCGAGCATGCTCGGGCGCACCGGCCTGATGGACCTCCTAAGCGACGCCCGAGAGCACGCCTTCGACGTGGTGGTCGTCGAGGCCCTGGACCGCATCAGCCGTGACCAGGAGGACCTCGCCGGCATCTTCAAGCGGCTCTCGTTCGGCGGGATCGAGATCGTCGCCGTCCATGACGGCAAGGCCGACATCGTCCAGGTCGGCATTCGCGGGCTGGTCGGCGCGCTCTACCTCTCCGACCTCGCGCACAAGGTCCGCCGCGGCATGGCCGGCGTCGTGCGCGATGGTCGCCACGCCGGTGGCCGGGCCTACGGCTATCGGCCGGTGCCCGGGAAGCCGGGCGAGATGGAGATCGTGGAGGAGGAGGCCGCCATCGTCCGGCGCATCTTCGAAGAGCGCGCCGCCGGCGACGTGGCTCGCACGATCGCGGCGCGCCTGAACGACGAGCGCGTGGCGCCGCCCCGCGGCCAGTTCTGGCGCGGCGGGACGATCAGCGGCAACCACAAGCGCGCGAACGGCATCCTCAACAACGAGGTCTACCGCGGGCAGCTCGTGTGGAACCGGGTCCGCATGGTCAAGGCCCCCGACACCGGGAAGCGGGTGTCCAGGGAGAACCCCGAGAGCGAATGGCAGCGCGTCGAGGCGCCCCACCTGCGGATCGTGTCCGACGAGCTGTGGCAGGCCGCTCACGGCAAGATGCGCTACACGGCGACCCCCCATAAGCGGAAGACGAAGCGGCTGCTGACCGGGCTCCTGCGATGCGGGTGCTGCGGGGCCGGCATGTCGATGAAGGACATCCACCGCGGCACGATCCGGATCATGTGCTCGCAAGCGAAGGAGGCCGGCGCCTGCACGAACCGGCGCGCCTACGACCTCCTGGACATCGAGAGCCGGGTCGTCCGGAACCTGCGGGAGCAGCTCGGCAGCCGGGAGGCGATCGAGCTGTACGTCCGGGCCTACAACGACGAGATCGTCCGAGGGACGTCCGAGGCTGCGGCCGCCCGCGCCCGGGCCGAGGTCCTGCTCAACGACGCCCAGCGCGCGCTCGACCGGACCGTCGAGGGGCTGGTCCGGGGCCGGATCAGCGAAGAGGAGGCCGACCGGCTCCTGCCTGACCTGCGAAAAGAGCGGGACCGCCTGAAGGCCGAGGTCGCCGCCCTGGACGAGCCGCCGAAGCTGGTGACGCTGCACCCGGCCGCCGTGGACGCCTACCTCGCGAAGGTGGACCGGCTGGCCGCCGCGCTCGCCGGGGACCCGGGCAGCATGATCGAGCACGTCGAGGCGGTCAGGGCGCTGGTGGAGACCGTGGTCGTGGAGCCGGCGCCGACCGGGGTGACCCCGGACCTCACCATCACCGGCTTCCTCGCAAGGCTTTGTGGGAATTGGGCGTTCCCGCAATGTACCCTGCGGGGGGGATCAAGTGGTAGCGGAGGAGGGACTCGAACCCCCGACACGCGGATTATGATTCCGCTGCTCTAA